TCTCAGGTCGCTTCCAGCCAGCTACTCCAACTTTCTTAAATGCAGGTAAGTCTCAGCGTGGAGAGTATGTCTCTTGCTTCTTGCTTCGTGTAGAAGACAACATGGAATCTATTGGTCGTGCCGTTAACTCTTCACTGCAGCTATCAAAGCGTGGTGGCGGAGTAGGTCTTAACCTAACCAACGTTCGTGAGCTAGGTGCTCCAATTAAGAAGATCCAGGGGCAGTCTTCAGGTATCATTCCAGTTATGAAGATGCTAGAAGATGCATTTAGCTACGCCAACCAGCTAGGTGCTCGTCAGGGTGCAGGTGCTGTTTACCTAAACGCTCACCACCCAGACATCCTGAGATTCCTAGACAGCAAAAAAGAAAATGCTGATGAGAAAAGTAGGATTAAGACTCTAAGTCTTGGCGTTGTTATTCCAGACATTACCCTTGAGCTAGCTCGCACAAATGACGACATGTACTTATTCTCTCCTTATTCTGTAGAAAAGGTTTATGGCATTCCAATGTCAGACATTTCTATTACTGAGAAGTATCAGGAAATGGTTGATGATCCAAGAATTGCAAAGACTAAAATCAAGGCTCGTGAGTTCTTTGAGAGGATTGCAGAGATTCAGTTTGAGTCTGGTTACCCATACATCGTTTACGAAGACACTGTGAACCGTGCCAACCCAATTGAGGGACGCATCAACATGTCTAACCTTTGCTCTGAGATCCTTCAGGTCAACACCCCAACCACCTACAACGCAGACTTGTCTTACAAAGAAATTGGAAAAGACATTTCTTGTAACCTTGGATCACTAAACATTGCCAAAGCTATGCAATCTCCAGACTTTGGAAAAACTGTTGAGGTAGCCGTAAGATCCCTTACTGCTGTCTCAGAACTATCCTTTATCGACTCTGTAATGTCAGTTGCTGAGGGTAACAAGAAGTCACGTGCTATTGGTCTAGGTCAGATGAACCTGCACGGTTACTTTGGTAAAGAGCGTATGCACTATGGAGATGAAGAGTCTTTAGATTTTACCAATATATACTTCTACACAGTTTTATATCATGCCCTAAAAGCATCTAATAAACTTGCTGTAGAAACTGGTCAGCCGTTTGACAATTTTAAAAATTCTGGCTACGCTGACGGAACATTCTTTGTAAAGTATTTAGCTCATGAATGGAAACCAAAGACTGCCAAGGTTGCAAAAATATTTGCAGATGCAAACATTGCTATTCCAACTCAGGATGATTGGAAATACTTAGCAAATAATATAATGACCTTTGGACTGTACAACCAGAACCTGCAGGCTGTTCCTCCAACTGGATCTATCTCCTACATTAATCACAGTACTAGCTCTATTCATCCAATTGCTTCGCAGATTGAGATTCGTAAGGAAGGAAAACTTGGACGTGTTTACTATCCAGCTCCTTTCCTTACAAACGATAATCGTGAGTATTTTCAGGATGCTTACGAGATTGGTCCAGAAAAAGTTATTGATGTTTATGCAGCTGCCACCCAGCATATTGACCAAGGTTTGTCTTTAACTCTATTTTTTAAGGATACAGCTACAACTAGAGATGTAAACAAGGCACAGATTTATGCTTGGAAAAAAGGCATTAAGAGTATTTACTATATTCGCATTCGACAGAATGCCCTAGAGGGAACAGAAATGGAAGGATGCGTATCGTGTCAGCTATAACAAGACCAGTCAACTGGAACAAGATTGAAGATCCAATTGACCTGGAAGTTTGGAACAGATTAACAGCAAACTTCTGGCTGCCTGAGAAGGTGCCAATTTCAAACGACATCCAGTCCTGGGGCACTCTACGAGATAACGAAAAGCTCCTTACCATGAGAGTCTTTACAGGACTAACTATGCTGGATACAATCCAGGGTACTGTAGGATCAATGTCAATCTTACCAGATGCACGTACACAACACGAAGAGGCAGTAATAACAAATATTGCATTCATGGAGTCAGTACATGCTAAGTCATACTCTAGTGTATTTTCTACACTATCCTCTACTCAGGAAATTGAGGATGCCTTCAGGTGGTCCGAGGACAACCCATACCTTCAGAAGAAGGCAGAGATTGTTCTTGGTTACTACCGTGGAGATGATCCACTTAAGCGTAAGATTGCCTCTACCCTACTAGAGTCATTCCTATTCTACTCAGGCTTTTACTGGCCAATGTACCTATCTTCTAGGGCAAAGCTAACTAACACTGCTGATCTGATTAGGCTTATTATTAGAGATGAAGCTGTGCATGGCTACTACATTGGCTACAAATTTCAGCTGGCATTTAATGAAGAGTCTGCAGAACGCCAGGCAGATCTAAAAGACTACGCATATTCAATGCTAATGGAGCTATACGAGAATGAGATTAGATATACTGCAGAGCTTTATGATGAGGTAGAGTTAACTCATGATGTTAAAAAGTTTTTGCACTACAACGCAAACAAAGCTTTGATGAATTTAGGCTTCGATGCATTGTTTCCAAAAGAACAGTGTGATGTAAATCCTGCAATTCTTTCTGCCTTGTCTCCAAATTCTGATGAAAACCATGACTTCTTTTCTGGATCTGGATCATCTTACGTTATTGGAAAGCATGAATCAACTACAGATGATGACTGGGAATTTTAATTTACATTAAATAAAATGTTATAATTATCCTGTTAGTATAAGACTAACAAGGAGAAGAAAATTAAAACCCTAATTAGAATTTTCTTAGCTTTTGCTATATCATTTGGCCCCCTTTTTCTCGTTGCCGATTCAGCAAACGCTAGTTGTGTCAACCCAGGACAGGTTGCAGCCGTTGCTGCTGCCCAACAAAATGGGTCTACAGAGCCTGTAGTTACTGAAATTTTTACTTGTGGTGGAGACGACGTCTCATACCAGATACCACTTACAACTACTGTAACTTTTGATGGAGTTGTCTACAATAACATCTATGCAACCACAAACTCAGTAATTACGTTTGGTGCTCCAGACGGAACCTACTGGACTTACCCGTCAACCCCCTCTATCTCCCTCTACTCTTTCGACTGGGTTGTCTATCCACAGTGGAGAAATGACGAGCACTTAATTATTCGTTCATCGGATGGTGGATTCCAGGTAGACATTTCAGCTAGACCAATCTGGCTACAAGGCACACCAGAACCAACAAGGATCATCATTACTGCTGCCATTCTTTCAGATGGCACAGTTGCAATGGCTTACACCCTTAGTGGCCCATAGTACCCACAAAACAATCCACGAACTGGAGTACGTCTAAACAACGGTCAAGTTGTTGACTTCGAAACTTATGGAATTGAAGAAGCAGAGGAGCCACCAGTATTGGCACCAGAGCCAACTGAAGAGGCTCCATTTAATCCGCCAGCCCCAGAGCCCACCCCTACCCCTACTCCAGAGCCAACACCAGAGCCTACTCCAGAACCGACGCCAACTCCAGAACCTACTCCAACACTAACTCCACCAACTATTCCAGATGGGGCAACAGTTACGAATGAAGGTTCACTTGTTCAGGTGGTTGCACCCGAAGGGCAAAGAATTGCAAGTGCTGTTGGGTATTATGGGGATCCAAATGATAGTACACGTGGAGGAGAGGTTTCATCTATCCTTTTTGAGCTACTAGCGGGAGAAACTTCTGCAACTATTGAAGTTTCTAATACAACATTTGCTAATGATCCAGCACCAGGAACACCAAAAGTTTTAATTTTGCTTATAGTTTATGAAGATATTCCTGTTGAGAGTCTTCCTCAGCCATCCCCTGGCGAGAACGCTGGATCAGGACAACAGCCCTCCACACCAGTAGTCCCAGAACCAGAACCATCGTTGGAGCCAGAGCCAGAAGTAACGACACCACCACAGCCAGAGGAAACAGAGCAACCAGAAGAGCCATCCACAGAACCTGAAGAACCCGTTGAAGAACCATCCCCCACTGAACCTGAACCAATTGAACCTCCTATTATAGAACCTGAAGAAGATTCTATCACATCTGCAGAAGAATTACCAGAGGAGCTTTCTACTGAAGAGTTGATGCAGGTAGATCTAGAGCAGATCATAGCTACAGACCTCTCAGAGGCTCAGGTAGAGGCTCTTATTGAGGCTGCCCTACAAACCTTTGAAACAGCCGAGCAAGGCTCTCCAGAGTACGAACAGGCCCTTAAGGCTTTGTTTGTAGCAGCACAGGCAGATGACATTATTTTGGATGAAGCTCTTGCAGCCATTCCTCTTCTTGGAGATGTTCTTGGAGGAGCTACAGAGCTCATTAACTTTCTTGGAAATGCGGGAGCAGACATGAGTCCACAAGTGAGAGAAGATTCAGAAAAGATAGTAGTTATCGCAGTTGTTGCAGTGCAAGCAGCACTATCAGCAGTTTCTCTAAGCGGTATAGCAACAACAGTTAATTTAAGGAACGGAGCATAGAATGAAATTTTTAATAGCATTAGCTAAGGACGTCATAGATCAGGCATGGACATTGCTTGGTATGGTCGTGGCTTGGCTTGTCCTGGAGGGTTCTGCAAAGGAGCTAACAGGAAATCTAATACTAATTACCCTATTAGTATGGATAGTAACATTTCCGATTTTTCGTTATGAAAAAGAAGATAACTAGTAGATAGGAAACCCAAAAATGGAAGAAGAATATGGAGTAACTGGTGGCTGGTCCACAGTTAAAAACATCATCTTTAGGATTGTAGCAGTATTTGCAGCATCTGGACTTACCGTCCTAGGTGCTGGTGCAGTTGTAGGCGTAGATCTAATTTCTGCTGTAATGATGGCTGGAATCCTAGGAGTTGCAGCGGTAGTTGAGAAGCTAGCTCGTGCATACCTAGATGATGGTAAGCTAACCATGGCTGAGATCAACGATGCTTTTGCTACAGTTGACAAGAAGTCAGGCAAGAAATAGGCTTTAAACCCTAGTTGACAGACCCCCTCTGGATGGTGTATACTGATACAGTAAATCATCTACGAGGGGTTTTGTCATGACATGCATAGTTGGCCTAAAGGCTAATAATAAAGTATATATTGCTGGGGAGCGTGGGGCTTCTACTGAAGACAGCATTATGCATTTAACAAAACCAAAGATTCATCGTTTTGGACCATACGTAATTGGATTTGCTGGAACTATGGAAGGGCAGAGGTTAGCCTATACCTTTGATCCACCAAGACCACATGAAGATGAAAACCTAGATGAATTCATGCACACAACTTTCTTAAAATACCTTAGAGAATTCTACGATGAGTGGTGGGTAGATACGTCAAAAGATTCTGAGCTAGAGATGATTATTGGAATTAAGGACAGGCTTTATGAGCACAGCTCTTCTGACATGTCTTTAAATGATTACTCTTTGGGGTATCTTGCTATAGGCTCTGGATGTCATTTTGCTTTGGGTTATTTATATGGAGCCACTTCTTTTGATAAGCCTGAAGAAGTTGCTCAGGGAGCAGTTAAGGCAGCTATAAAGTTTTCTCAGACATGCTCTGGAACTATTGACATTTTAAATACGTAAAGGTATAATATAGGTATGAAAAAAACTTTTGACGAATGGCTACAAGAGGGGCTGTCCCTAGGTTTTTGTGGACCAGCAGTTTGTCTGCCACACGACGGATTGCCACAAACCATTGAAGAAGATGAAGAATTTGACAATGGTGGAGATCCATGCATACACATTTTAAGACTCTATGAAGATGAGGAAACAAAGCTTGCAGTAGAAGAAAATCATTCTCCATCTATTTGGAGAGCAACAAATTCTGGTTTTAAGCTATAACCAATAACATAAAAAAGAAGGTATGAGAAAAATGAAGAAAACAACAGCAATATTATTTGCAGCATTACTAGCAATCGTTCCTCTATCAGCTCAGGCTACAGCAGAGCGACCAATTATCAGCATCTCAAACTATGAAGAGTGGCTAAAAGCTGGAGTTGACAATGGCTGGGTTGTAAATAGCCAGATTGTTCAGAGAAGCGTAGAACAGCCAAAGCCAACTGCAGAGCTAGTAGTCACAGAAGAAGTCAAAAGAGTTCCAGAAAAAGCTTTGGTAATTGTAGATGCCTATTTTGATTCTAGCAAGATTTCTGGGGAAGTTGTAAATGTTTGTGTTGCACGAACAGGATGCGACCTGACACCAAGCCCAGTTGCTGGACTGTCAAGTGCTTTTAACCACGGTACTGTAATGGCTGATCTTGCAAGAAAAGCTAACCCAGACGTAAAGATATATCTTGTTAGGGCAGCATCTGCAGCAAGAGATTCAAGAACTGGTGCTGTAACATTACAGGTAGTAAATGGAAATGACTTTTTGAACGCACTAAAGTTTGTACAGTCTAAGAAGGATGAGGTTGGTGCAGTTTCTTTCTCCTACAGCATGAATGGAAACATGACAAAGGTTGGAGACTGCAGACTTTCTACTTCTGGTTCTGTAAACACTTCAGTTGTAGATCCTCAAATTAGATCCACAGTTGCGGATCTTAAAATAGCTGGTATTCCAGTATTTGCTGCAACTGGCAATGATGGAAACAGAAGACCAGTTTCTTATCCAGCCTGTATTCCAGACGTAGCATCTGTTGCATCTGGATTTGGAGATAAGTTCTTGGCATCAAGCAACCATGATGCAGCTACTGACTATGTTGGTGCTTTGCCATCAAGCACACTTAGCTATAAGTCTATAGTGTTTGGTAATATTCCCCATGCCACCTCATCAGCAACGGCCAGTGTCGCTGCTATGTGGCTAGATGGTCTGGTAACAGAAAAGTGGGTAAGGGTTTCTCCATAAGAGAAATTATCCCCCTTAGCTCAGCGGCAGAGCAGAGAGCTGTTAACTCTAAGGTCCGTGGTTCGAATCCACGAGGGGGAGCTAATGGTGTGGCCCATACCACTTCCATATGAGAGAGGAATAAAAATGGGCAATATAAAAAGATTAATTCATCATTGATCTTGAAATTAAGATCCAGTCTGGGCGAGTTAGGTAATTTATAACTTTATCTTCTGGGACTGACAGCAAGCTAGTGTTTCCATCAAAATACTTGTTGATAAAGAATTCCCATTTTGGGTAAATCTCTGAAGCATATATTGTGAATATTTCTTCAGGACTTTCTGGATACACGGCAATTGGATACATGGCTTTAAAAAACAAAGCCTCTATTGACCACGGCCAAAAATGGTCATTATTTATTCTTTTTGAAAGCTTGTTCATATCTTCTACCTTCCACCAAAATCCTTGTTGCTCATAATGGTCTGGTAAAAAACAATCAAATTTTTCGTCTGTATGATATGTAGTCGCATCTTCAATAAGTATTTTTGTCTTATTCTTGTCAATTTCATTATGCATTAAGAATGCATCGACAACGTCTTGCTGCTGCTCCAAAACAGTTATAGATGTAACCTCTTCCTTTTTTTCAAGGGCTTTTAAAAGAATTCCAAACCCCAATCCAGTAATCAAAACATTGCCATAAGCAATCTCATATTGAGAATATAGATTATCAAAAGCATCAGAAAAGTCATCGTAAACCCCCATCCACTTTACATCATCATAAAACAAGAAAAATGATCTAGACTCCAAGGAGTACTCTATTTTTGCTTTGCCATAGGCCCCTGGTACAATTTTTGGAATATTCTCATAAGATAAAGTCATGCATATATTATAGCAATAAAAGTGTTAGTCTGCGTTATATTGCTATATAATAGAGGTATGACTTCTCATGCCTTAACTACTCTTAGCAGTTCATCTGCTACCCGCCTAACTCCTAATGGAGTTCACTCTGGAATGGATATTACCATTCAGAATATTCACGCCTCTGCTTATGTTTACATTGGTGGAGAGGGTGTAACAACTTCTTCTTATGGATACCGCCTAAATCCTGGAACAGCTATTTCTTTTGAGCTTCCAGGAAAGGATGCCATGTATGCAATCACTGACACAAACAGCTCTCAGGTTGCAGTTATAAAGACTAACCTAGAGACTGGTAACTAATGGCTAGGTTTAGTGGCAGCTCTGCTGGCGGAGAAGGCGATGTAGGCCCAGCAGGTCCAGCAGGATCTAATGGTGCAGATGGAGCGGATGGTATTGATGGCAAAGACTCTTTGTTTCTTGGTACGTGGAATAGCGTAACTGCTTTTCTTGCAGTATATCAGGGTGGGCCAGTAGGCTTAGCTGATGGAGACTGGTGGGCTTTTGTAAAAGACAATAGCGACCCAACTAAAGTTTATGTAGTTCGTGAAGATCCAAATTCTGCAACTGGTTGGGTTATCGATGACAACGAATCTTTTATCTTGCCAGCAGGTGCTGGCGGAGCCCCTGGAGCTGATGGTGCTGACGGTGCCCCAGGTGCAGACGGTGCTGATGGTGCACAGGGCCCACAGGGTGACCCTGGACCCATGCCATTTAACTATCAAGGCGAGTTTGACTACGGAGTAACTTATGCTGGTAATGATGCAGTTACTTTTCAGGGTGGTCTTTGGAAATTAAATAATTTTATTGGTGCTGCAGGATATGCTCCTACCCCAGGTCAATGGACTCTAATTATTCCTGCTGGCACAGCTGGTGCTGATGGAGCAGACGGTGCAGATGGTAGTGATGGTGCTCCTGGTGAAGACGGTGCTGATGGGGCACAGGGACCACAGGGTGATCCTGGTAGTCCAGGACTTGTCTATTTAGGCAACTATGTTTCAGGTAATGGATATATTGCAAACCTAGCTGTTGTAAAGGGAAGCGATAATAATCTTTACATTGCAACATCAAGCGGTGGCTTAGGAGATCCAGTTGGCAACACTGCGGAGTGGGCCATATTTCTTCCAAAAGGTGCAGATGGTGCAGACGGTGCTAGTGGAACCTCTGGTTTAGAAGCTTCGACAAGATACACACCAACCTTCACGGCAACTGGTTTAACCTTTACTGGAACAGGTGCAACACACCCTACCTATAATTCATACTACGTTAAGGCAGGCAAACTAGTTAGCTTTGTTATTGAGGTTGATCTATCTACCGTGACAAATTTCGGAACTGGACAGTACAAACTACAGCTTCCGTTTACTCCACAATTTGGATTTAATCACTTTAGTGGTTGGGCATGGGCTGATCCAGATGTAAGTCCAGACACTGGAACTGGGCACACAATTATTAATGCTGATACTGCAGGAGTTACTGACGTTCTAGACTTGCACTACCTCAAGTCAGCAGGTGGTGCTAATGCTCCAATTAGAGAAGGCCTGTTTGTGCAGGGTACACCAGTAACACTTTCAACTATTAGCAAAATATACATTAACGGCACTTACATAGCTGCTTAACGGAGGCAAAGCCTTATGGATAATCCTAATGAAATAGATATGGATATCTCCAAAAGTATCGACGGCATTGATCCAATGACTGTTGAGCTAATTAGAATGTCTGAAAGAATTAAAATCTTCTCTAAGCTTCGTAATCTTATTTATGAAAAGCAGTATGATCATGACGATGTTTCAGCAAGCGTTCTTGGCTGGGCATACGAAAGACTTGTGGATTAATCCCTTTCCTGCTATACTAATACAAAGGCTCCATAGCTCAGTTGGTTAGAGCACTACCCTGTCACGGTAGGGGTCGCCAGTTCAAGTCTGGTTGGAGTCGCTGGTAAAAATAGGAGAAACGTTTGCAAAACTGGATAGAAATAATTACAGATCCACACCACATCTTGGCAGATTTTTTGATGAATGTAGGATTTGAACTAGCTTTTGCTTGGCTAACCTATATGATTTTGGTAAATGCTTTAATTAAGAAGGGTACTGGGAAACACCGTAAGTAACACTAGGGGAGTTAGCTCAGCTGGTTAGAGCAGCGGACTCATAATCCGTCGGTCACTGGTTCAAGTCCAGTACCCCCCACGCCTCCATAGCTCATCTGGTAGAGCGACGCACTTGTAATGCGTAGGTGACGGGTTCAAGTCCTGTTGGAGGCTCTCTCTGCTATAATTAAAGAATGATAATTCAGATTATAGGCTTGCCTGGAAGTGGCAAAACAACTTTAGCGAAAGCACTAAAAGAACGAACAAATGCTATTCATTTGAATGCAGATGAGGTTCGTGCAGACATAAGCTCTGACCTAGGATTTTCTTTAGATGCTAGGTATGAGCAGGCTCGTAGGCTAGGGGCAATTGCAAGACTTCTTTCTAAACAGGGGCACTTGGTTATAGTTGACTTTGTGTGTCCTACAAATAAAACTTGAAAGGCTTTCGGTAATCCAGATTATTTGATTTGGATGAACACTATAAGCGAGGGCAGGTATGAAAACACCAACGCTATCTGGTCTGATCCAGAGGAACCTGACTACGTATTTACTGACCTAGAGCAATCAAATAAGGCTGATGTCATAATTAAACACTTGGGCTTATTTGATTGGTCAGCCCCAACCACCCTTCAGCTTGGCAGATATCAGCCCTGGCATGAGGGGCACGAAGCTTTAAAAGACGAGGCACATAAAAGAACTGAACAAGTTCTTGTAGGAGTAAGAAATACCCACGGTACTTCAGAAAAAGATCCTCTTACCTATGAAGAAGTTAAACACCATATACATAACAATAGTAAAGAGCGGCTGGATACTTTAGTCCTTAGGCTTCCAAACATTACTAACATCGTTTACGGTCGTGACGTTGGGTATAAGATTGAGCAAATAGATTTACCACCAGAGATACAGGCTATTTCCGCTACGCAAAAAAGGAAAGAACTTGGAATCTAACTTAAGATCAATAGTAAAAGCATTAACTTATAGGCTTTGGCAAAGCCTTAATACTTTTCTAATATCTTTAATAGTTACTGGTAAAATAGAAATGGCTGCAGCTATTGTAAGCATAGAGGTTTTAATCAAGATAGTGGTTTACTTCTGGCACGAAAGGATCTGGAGCAAGATTAGATGGGAAAGAAAAGATGTTTGAGTATTATGTAAAAGAGGTTACTAATGTAGTCGATGGAGACACTATTGATGTTGTAATTGATTTAGGTTTTGATATTAGTTTTACTTCACGTGTTAGACTGGCTGGCATTGATACCCCAGAAAGTCGTACTAAGGACAAAGTAGAAAAAGCTTTAGGGCTAGAGTCTAAAAAGTATTTGGCAGATCGCATCAAGGCAGCAAAGACTGTTGTTATTAAAACTGAAAAGATGGATTCATCCGAGAAGTATGGTCGTATCCTTGGTTGGTTATATCTTGATGGAGAAGGTAACTCAATCAATACTGAGATGATTGATAAGGGCTATGCTTGGGGTTACTTGGGTGATACAAAAGTAAAAAACTTTGATGAGCTTGCAGCTAAGAGAAAGGCATAGTATTTATCTATGTCTCATTTAGTAGTTAACTCTATTCCAAGATCTGGTCAAGTGTTTTTAAGCAATGTTGCTGGATATGCCTTTCATATGCCAATATCTTCTGCTCATTTACCAGAAATTTTTGTAGTAAAAGATCTTTATCATGTTTCCATTTTTAGAGAACCATCAGATGCCATAGCATCTTTGTTAAATAAACTTAGAGAACATTCTAATTTTATAACAAAGTCTGGAGAATTAGATATTGAAGCTTCTGTACTTAAAGCTATTGAAACCTATGATAAGTACTTAGATTCTGTTACTAATAATTTAGATAATGTTTGTGTAATTCTATTTAAAAACTTAGAAAAAGACTACCAGTCAGTAATTAAAACTATTTCAGATAGATTTTCTCTGGCCATTAATAATGGATACGAAGGCCGTATCGCTTTAGACAAAGATAGTCCCATTTGGGCAGACAAGTATGATGGTCATATGCCTAGGGAAAAAGATGAAATCCGTTTACAGATAGAAAAACAGGTCTCTTCTATGGAGTCAGTGCATAGCTTAAACGAAAGATACCAAGCCTTTTTAGCCAAGATTTAAAAGACTTTTCGGTGGTATAATAATAATATGTTCTAATTTGTTAGGACAATAGTTAAGGAGATTTTATGGCAAAATCACAATACCCGATTGACGGGAAAAAAGGAAAGGCTTGGAAAATTACGAGTCCTTTTGGATGGAGGGTGCATCCTATAGAGAAAATCAAGAAACATCATAATGGCACTGACCTTTGGGGCAGTAACCCAAAGATTTATATTGAAGCATGGCACGACGGAACGGTGGTATATGCAGGTCCCTCAAAGTTAAAAAACTCTGATGGCTCTCTAGGTGGCATCGGATACTACGTAGACATTCGCTCAAAGATTAATGGTAAGTGGTATGTATCTCGCTCAGGTCACATGGAAGAGGGCTCTCTTAAGGTTAAGACTGGTCAGAAGGTTGAAGCTGGAACTATCCTAGGCATCATGGGAAACACTGGAGCTTCTGCTGGAAGACACCTTCACTTTGAGATTGTAGAAGGAAAGGTTCACAGATGGGATCTAAATGGTAAAGGCTTTGTTAGCCCTATCGAGTTTGTTGAAGCTGTAATGGCATGGGAAAAGCTAAGAGACTCTGCTCCAATGGCAACTCCAGATGACGGAGTAATTTCTACTGCAGCACCAAGCCTTGACGTAAGTCACTTGGCCGCTAAGAAAAAGCCTGGCAAGGATGCTAAGTTGGTTAATCCAGTTCCAGGATTTGGTGCAGCTCCAAAGAAAAAGAAAACAAAATAATTTACAACTAAGTGTCCCTCACACAGAGCCTGGTTTTTGTGTGGGGGCATTTTTACGCTTAAACGAAACATATGAAGCATTTTTCACCCATTATGGTATAATTAATTACACGCTAAAAAGCGGTAACAACGCACATTCCAAATAATTATGGAAAACCAAGGAGAAATATTATGGCTAAAGCACAACAAGCTATTGATGGCAAACAGGGCAAAGACTGGAAAATTACCAGCATCATGGGCAACCGCATTCACCCTGTAACAAAAGCCCCAAAACACCACAACGGCACAGACATTTGGGCACCAGCTGAACCATGCTGGATCGAAGCACCTTTTGATGGTGTAGTAACAGAGGCTAAGAAGTCAACCGCTGCAGGTGGTGGCTTTGGAAATTATGTAATGATACATCACAAAATTAATGGGGAGCAGTATACTACACTCTTTGCCCACATGCAGGATGACAGCATCAAGGTTAAAGTTGGTCAAAAAATCGAAGCTGGCACACCGCTAGGAAAGATGGGCACAACTGGTATGTCAACTGGCAAGCACCTTCACTGGGAGCTGCACAAGGGCAAGAAGTACGAGTGGAGTGCTACAGGATTAAACTTTATTGAGCCAGTAGCTTTCTTTGATGCTCTGATTAAGTACGAAGCAATTAATGGGACTGCTAAGGATCAAACTCCTGTTGATGCACCTCCTTCCCCTGCTCCAGTGCATGGTAAAACAACTAAGAGCGGAGCAATGGCTTATGGTGGTAAACTTCTAAAGCAGGGTGAACCACAAACTCCAGATGTTGTTTACTTACAAGACAAGCTAGGTGTAAGCCCAAACGGCCCATTCGGTCCTAAGACTCACGCTGCAGTAGTTGCTTTTCAAAAAAAGCACAAGCTAACGGCAGATGGAATTGTTGGCCCAAAAACTTGGTCTAAGCTAAACTAACATACTTACCTGTTGCGTTATCTTATATTTTATGATAAACTATAAGAGATAACTATGCCTATATATGAGTATGAATGCCGTGAGTGCAAAACAAAAGAAACTTTTGTAAGAAGCATTTCGGATAAAGATCCAGGGTACGATTGCCATGCTTGCAATCTACCGCTATCTCGTGTATACTATCCTGTAGGAGTCGCCTTTAATGGTGGTGGATTCTATTCAACTGACAATAAGGCTAAGTAGGTAACGTGGACACAAACTCTACAATAGAGAAAAAGACTGTTTGGCAACTAAATGCTTCGGACAGGTGTGATTCTTGCGGTGCTCAGGCTTACGTCTGGGTAACTGGTGTTTCTGGAGACCTCTTATTTTGTGCACATCATTATAATAGTATTGTAGATAATGCTGTTGGTTATGACAAAATGATGAAATTTGCTTATCAGATTGTTGATGAAACCGAAAAGCTAATCGAAAATCGATTAGTAGAATCTGATTAATTCCATAAAGTTATGTAAAATATTACTAGGAGATAACGATGGAATTTTTAATGGGGTTTGTCTTAGCATGTGCTACTATCCTAGTGTTCCGTTTTTTTGTTATCAAAGGTATAGACCAAGACAAAAGCTGGTCAATTAAATACAGCCAGACGAGGGTACACGAAATAATAAAAAACCACGTCCCAGATTATGAGTTTGAGGTTAAAAGGCCAAACACTCAATCACAAAACCACAGAAGCTCTATGTATACAAGAGTTGTGTTTCTAGAAAACCAGGCTTACTGGATTAAAAACAATACTCTTTTTGTCGCAGACATGGAAGAGGGTCTCGTCGACGAACAAACCACGAGAGAGGTTGACACAATGGGTATGGATAGGGTACAATTAGAAAAGGTTATACATATTGTAGAAGCCCTAACTGAAGGAAAAGAAAAATGATTGTTGCTGCCCAGGGAACCAAGTCTTTTGATGAATACTCTGTATTCTTAAGAGCTATGGGAACTGCCCTTTCTCAGATGGGTGAAGACGATAAAGAGTTTTATGTCTATTCTGCAGGTCCATCAAAGATAAACTCTATGGCCTTAGAATTTTGTAATGTTTCTGAAAGAAGCCTGAAGGCTAGAGGAATTAAGATTCGTTTAATTAAGGTTCCTCCAAGCTGGATAAAAGAAAACATCAGTATCGTTAACTACTTTGCATTTTTTAGCAAACCGAAAGAAGCTGTTTCGCCATTAGTATCTTATGCAGAAAGCAAAGATGCTTCCGTAGGCGTTTACCGCTTTTAAACAATAAAAATAGAAAGCACCAAAATGATTATCAAGACAATCGAAGAGATGGAAAGCTTTATTTCTAAGAATAAAGGCTTTTTTTGGGACGGATGGACTGTTGTAAAAAGATACCCGTCTGACAAAGGCAGGACTTCTAAAGACGGAGTTAGAATCAAGGGGGTCTGGTATGTGCAGCAACGCTTTGAGCTATCTGGCAATGGATGGCTAATCCCAGATCGGAATAGCGATGCACAAGCATGAGTGGAAAGAGCTCGGATCTTGTGTAGGGTATGACACAAATCTATTTTTTGATAAGTATGAAGAGAACGAAGGACTAAGGCCAGCGATTGACAAAGTCTGCTCTGGTTGTCCTGTTGCTAGAAAGTGTTTTGCTGTTGGTGTTTCTCAAAAAGAATGGGGAGTCTGGGGAGGAATCTTTCTAGAGTCTGGTAAAATATCTAGAGAGTTTAATAGCCATAGAACTAAAAAAGACTGGGGCTCAAAATGGAAAGACTTAACAACAGATGAGTAGAAACTAATGTATACAGATGAGATGAAAAGAGCGTTTCGCTCTCTGGCACACTTCGCCCCAACAAATTTTGCGGTACAGCTAGTAGACAATGATAATTTTATTACAGTAAAGGCAAGTGAAAAAGCTTTTATGTCACTATCACATGATGGTAAAAGACAGGCTGTAGAGTACATGATCAGAATTAAGAAAGCCCTGGAAGATAATGGGGCAATTGTTTTACTTGTAAGAGAAGGTGGAACAGAGTGATTACGGACCTAATTGTATTTGGAATACTTTCATTCTTAGTTATTGTTTTATTAATAAATAACTTTAGACTACAGCTAAAAGCTAAAAAGCTTACAGCTAATTTTTTGCAACACTCTATTGACAAGGCTGTGATTATTGGAAATCTTAAAGAACAGCTGGACAAAAGAAAGCCTGATGATGTAGAAAAAACAGATGGCTTTTTAAAGTTTATTTCTGAGTCAAGGGATTGGGCATTTCAGTACATAGAGGATGTCCAGGCTGCCCTTACTACATTTAAAAATAAAGTAGAACCAAATCTAGAATATGCAAATACATATGGAACTGTCACTGGTCAAAGTGCTCACTCTGATATACTACAAGAAATTAACTTAGCATACATAGAACTTAAAAAGATCATGCCCGAAGACGAGCCTAAAGAAAACAAGGCCAAGTAGCTATAAAGATTCTATATCAACGATATAGATAGAAAAAACAAGGAGAAAAATGAATACAGAAAAACTAAAAAATATGTTGGCTTCTTATGGAAGAAGCGTTCTGGGAGCAGCAACTGCTTTGTACCTAGCTGGAGTTACAGACCCAGCTGACCTAGCTTACTCACTACTAGCAGCATTGCTGCCAGTGGCTCTGAGAGCCGTTAATCCAAATGACCCAGCTTTTGGTGTTATGCCATCTGCTGAGGCCGTAGAGAAGGCTGCAAAGGCCGCTAAGCCCCTAAAGGCACCAGCTGCTAAGAAAGCTGTAGCTAAGAAGGCTCCAGCAAACAAAAAGAAGTAACTATTTACTTAGCTAGCGGACTGTCGATTATGGCAGTCCGTTTTGCTATGCTATACTTTTATTATAATGGACTTAGTTTATATTTGTAGAGACGGCGATAATGAAGAGCTTAGGTATTCTATTAGGTCTGCCGTAAAGAACCTAGCCTTTGATAATTTGTGGGTAGTTGGTGGAAAGCCAGACTGGTATGTAGGAAACCACTTACACGTTCCTCAGAATAAATCTAAGTATGTAAATGCTAGAAATAATCTTAGGGCCATCTGTAATTCTGAGCAGGTATCAGACTCATTTATCTTGATGAATGATGATTTTTATGTTATAAAAAAGGTCGACAACGTTCCATATATGCATGGTGGATCTCTATTTAAAAAAATATCAAGGTATAAAGAGCTAACTGGAAATACAAGATATGTTTTAATGCTAAAGAAAACCTTAACTAACTTATCTCGCAGAGCAAAGGAAAACGTTTTAGATTATGAGTTGCATGTTCCAATGGTTATGGAAAAAGAAAAGCTTTTAAAAATAATAGATGTTCCAGATTTATGGAGATCAAGGTATGGCAACGTATTTAATGTTGGTGGAATAGAGATCGATGACGTTAAGGTGTATTCTTCTGGTGGCCTTGCAAAAAAATCAGACAAGATAGATATGTTAAAATATGACTACCTATCTAGCAATGACGATTCTTTTGAAATAATTAAAGATAAGATTTTAGATGTTGATTTTGCAAACAAAACAGTTTATGAAGCTTAGCGATTTATCCTAGAAGCTCTTGCAACAGCCTTCTGTCTTGCAGTTTTGTCGGTTGGCTTGCTAACGTTTTTGACAAACTCAGAAAAGTTATCAAGCTCCATAGCTTGCCTGTCGTGAATCCATTCAGCCTTGGATCTTACCTTTTCACTATAATGGTTATAGCTATTCTCTATAAGTCTAATTCCATTTTCAGCTTCAGCTACGCTTAGTGGACTAATTAACACTGCAGCATCTCCAATACCCTCCCTCACATGCGGGGTATCTACGTGAATAGATGGAATACCATATCCTGCTGCTTCAATAGCGGACATCCCATAAGTTTCATACATAGATGGCACTATGAGTATTCTTGTTTGCTCTAGGTATTTATATACATCTTTGGGATCTACCCTTGGATGTAGCTCAACGTTTGGCAGCTTAGAAACTCTTTCCTCTAAGTTTGGTATACCATGAGTTGGTTCGGCTGGCGATCTAACAATAATGAATCTTTTATCTGCATGCGTTTCTGCTAAGGAAAGCATTACCTCAACACCTTTGTTCCTTAAAGATGAAAGGCAGGTGTAAGCGTCACCACTGGTGTTAGTGTTAGACGGTAAATCGCTAATAGGTGGATGCAAAACTACAGCCCCAGGCTCCCCCCACTGCCTTGCAGAAGTTTCAGTGTTGTATACTGCATAATCAGAATAAACAACTCCCTCTCGAATGTTTTTACCATACCTTGGTGGTGTATGAACACTTGCTATAGAGATTGCCCCAGCAGAGCTTGCTGCTAAAGCTGCGGGTAACGATAGTTCGTTTTGAGCAATTACAACTCTGGCATTAAGATCTTTAAGCTGTTCAGCAATTGGAGATGGATTTGCGTTTACATTAAGGACATCTGGGGTATTTATTTGACTAACACGTATCCCATCAATATAGTATTCGGCTTCAGTATTTGTTAAAACAACCCTATTTCCTTTAACAGCTACCATTGATCTATGAAGAGATACTTCTCCACCCATGTTCCAAAGTGGTGGATATCCGTGAGAAATTGCAACTACTGTCATTTTAGCCCCTATATCTTTCATGTTTTGTGTTTATCCAAGTTTGATCTTGAATACTCCATCCCCATTGGTAGCTAACGTCAACCAAAGAGAATCCAAGTTTTTGCATAATGTCCATAACTATTAAATTATTTGATGGTTCTCCCCAAGAAATTCTTTCTGGAGTTTCAGTTTCAATGTGAGCAACTAAGACGTCTTTTATTAAATCTCCCATTCCTTCAATTACTGGAACAGAGTGCCCCTCAACATCTATTTTTAAAACATCAGTTATTCCTGGTTCAATTATAGCATCTAGCCTAGTAACTTCGACATTAATAATTGTGCTTTCTGTCGGATACGCTTTTGATCTTATTAGCTCAAGCGATGAGGAACCAAAAAACTCTTGTTCATTCATTTGTACAAACTCTGATTCTCCAATAAAGTTAGATACTGCTGTTGGAAACACCACAAAGTTTGGATACTTGTTTTTAATCTCATTAGCAGCAGCCTCTCTAGCTTCTATACAGATAACAGTACAATTAGCCTGATTACCTAATTTTGATAAAATCCATTGGGCATCATCACCATCACGAGATCCTGCATCAATAATTCTAAGAGCATCTCCACCAAAATATTTTTGATGTGCTTCAATGATAGGCTGAAGCCAAATGTAACTATCCATTTATGATAAACTTTGCTCTACTTGGTTATTAATTAAAAGAGTTGTGCTAATGCCTGGCGTTCTGTGGATATAAAGCAAACTAATTCCTTGGTCATCTATCCAAGAAAGACTAGGAATTCGAAGCTGGCGAGCCAAGTCACGGTCAACCCAGTCAAAACTAGCAACGTAAACGTCTGGACTCTGGAAAAGTATTTGTTCATCTTGTTTTTCTGGTCCATGCCAAAGAATTACTTCATCTGCTAATCCAGTAGCAATAACATCATCTACACGTTCTTGTTGTGTTCGTGCAGGGACACGCTTGTAATCTGACATAAAACTGTCAGTGTTGACCGCTACTACAAGACGGCCACCAGGTCCAGCTATTTTACGAGCTAAGGCAAGAGCGTTTATGTGACCAGCATGAAGTAAATCAAATCCGCCTGGGTAAAGGACTTTCACTGTTCCCCCCAGCGGCTAACAAACAAGGCAGTGTCACGTGGAATGTCTTCAGCAAACATTGTTTCTCCCCAGTTTTCGTAGTCATTTGCACGAACGTGAATAGGCTCAACCTTTGTGGCCTTAAGTCGTAGTCCAGATTCCTTTGCACGGTGATACAGGTCATCGTCACCATGCCACCAAACAAACTCCTCGTCCAGACGTATAGTCCCAGCACGAAGGCCGAAGCAAGCCCCAGAAAATGGACTATAAACATATGGGCCATAATTGCGAGACCAAATAAGATCGTTGTCCTTTAGCTCGTCAAGAAGTTCATTGACCATTTCAACTGACATGCCAAGGTCGTCGTTCAGCACCAGAATGGGGGCATTCGGCATTGTCTTTGTGACATAATCAATGCCAAGATTCCACCAATATGTAATTGACATCTTGCCCCAACCGTCTAGCTCTACCGCTCCTGGTACTGGCTTTGCATGCTCCCATGTTCGGACAATGACTGGTGTGACACCAGCCTGATTAAGAACATCAATCAGCGGCCAAAGAGTTTTTCTTTCAGTGCGGGTAGGGATAACTGCAAAAGTCATTTTGTAAGTGCTTCTTTTGCAATCTGCAGACCTTCTCCATCACGCCAAGTCTCAAATGCAATTCTATCAAGATCACGTTTTACCTTGTCGTTAGCCTCTTGGTATGTCTGATCATCAGGAGCTGCTTTGTTCCAACGGTGCAAATGGCTAAGATTGACATCTGGACGATAAATAAACTTAGTTGCTTTTCCAAGCTCACGCCAGACATTATCACAGAACAAATGCCTTAGTGTTGGTAGAGCAATCCAACCCAACCTTTTATACATTTCAATTGGCACTACAACGTGAGTAGGAAGGTCTTCTCCATGTAAATGTTCTAGACCATCGCTGCCATAAACAACTCCAAGACCATTCAAAGAACTAATTAGTTTTTCATCCCAGCCAATTGTTTCTGGCAAAACATCATCACCAAGAATTGCTAAGTGTGTAAACTCTTCGTTGAGTGCGGTTTCAGCTATCTCATTAACAGAGTTAGCATAAAAAATTCTTTTTCCAATAGAGTATCTAACACCTTCAAGCTCTGGATATTTTGATTGATCATCTTCGTCTAGTCTTGCAAAGATTTGATACTCTGTCTTGCATGTTTTTTTAGCAGCTTTTGCTAATCTTTCAAGGTTATGTGGTCTTCCACGAGTGGGAACTAGAATAGCTAATTTAATTTTGTCCATAGCAATAGTATATCATAGAGACCCATCTTGAGGGCTTAGGCCTGCGGCCTAGAGCTTAATGGCTTTGGCAAACACAACTCTAGATGCCATCTTAGATGCTGCAATAATTGCAATAGGGGCAGCAACGCTTAGAACAGTACCCGCCCACATCCGTGGCTCAAGATAGTTCCATTCCCAAAAATCAAAAGTATGGAAAGCATTTGCTAAGACTGCAATGCCACCAAACGCAACCATTCCAAGAATAGCTCCAAAAGTTTTTTCTGGCTTGCCATCTTCTCTCATTCTAGAAGCAAGAACTAGATACGCTACTAAGAACAAAAGATACATAAGCTCAATAAAAAAGAAAAATAGTCCAGCCATCCATGCCTGAGATAGCCCAACAAACTGTGCTACAGCAGTAATTCCGTTAAAAGAAACAATTGCAGAAGAAATAAAGGCAAAGCCAATACCAATTAGCCAAGACCAAAGAATAATCTTTTGATCAACCTGAATTTTGGGGGCACGTTTAGATTCCTGAAGTTCATATCTTTGACGCCTAGTATCTTCTACACGTCTAACAGTAGCCTCTACCCCACCAGTGTAATTTGCTCTCTCAGCAAGCATTTTCTGTCTATCTCTAAATGACTTTGGAATATTCATAATGACTATATTATACCACTAAAAAGAGCTTTGTTCAACTTATGGTATAATATTTATGCCTGCCAAATGGAGGCAATTAACTCGCTTAACATAAGGAGATGATATAAATGGTTATTACAACACCATTCGGAGGACTTGGTCTAGATATTGACAAGTTCTTTTCTGCTACTAGCACTACCCCAGCATACCCACCCTACAATGTTGTCAAGATTAATGATGACAAACTTGTTATGGAATTTGCGGTAGCTGGATTCAAGAAGAAAGACATCAGTATTACTACTGAAAAGAGCGTTCTTTCTATCAAGGCTGAAAAGCCAGAAACTACAGAAAAGGAATACCTACACAAGGGTATTGCTGCTCGTAAGTTTCACCGTTCATTCACACTACCTGAGTACTTTGAGGTAGAGGCAGCTGGCTTTGAGGATGGAATCCTGTATATTGATTTGGTCAGGAATATTCCAGAAGAAAAGAAGCCAAAGCAAATTAAAATAAGTTAAAAATAATGATATCCTTGTAGCAGCTTAAGGTTTCCGAAAGGCCGCTACCTTAGGAGACAACCTGGGCATGTTGAAAAAAGGCCTAACATTCATGGTATAATTTAGTTATGCCATATCATGTTGGAGAAAAAGATTCATACGGTTGTTCGGGATACCCTGCCGTTAAAGACGATGGAACCGTAATGGGTTGCCACAAGTCAGCTGAAGAAGCCGCTAACCAAATCTATGCAATCAACCAATCTGAAGGAAATATTCCAGATAAGGGTGTTGGCATCAAAGACCCAGAAGAATGGCCAGGAACGGCAATAAAATCAGCTACAGATAAAGATGGTATGGGGTCTGCTATTGGGCAGCCAGAACCAGCTTCTAAGAAGCCTTCCGTATTAAAAGATCCTAAGAAAAAACCAAAGACTACTACTGGTGGTGCTGGTGGAGACCCTTCTGGAGCAATATCTACAACTAACTCTGGAACATCGATGGGAACTAAGTCAGACGAAAAAGCTGCTCCATGCTGGGATGGCTATACTCAAAGAGGCATGAAGCCAGGCGACAATGGAAGAATGGTTCCAAACTGCATTCCAGTATCAAAGGCAGATGCTACATTAGTCGAAGGCGACTTTGTAGTGGCAATGACAACTGAAGGTGTAATAGTTGGTCAAGTTGAACACATTATGATTGAAGGTGGAACATATGGTCAGCCTGGAAACCCTTATTCCGTAGAGTCAACTCCTGAAAATCCAGCGGTAGCGGTTAGAATTCTTGAAGAAGATGATGGTGTTTACTATTACACAGCATACTCAATTGGTGCATTAAGATCTGATGTAACACGAATTGATATGCCAAACATTAGTTTAGAAGATTATGAGGATGAAGATGATGAATACATGGACAAAGCTGAAGGTTACAGCCCTCCTGCTGGGGCTAGGAGTGCTGCTCGTCGTGCTATCAAGTTCAAAGAAGATGGCAAAGCAACAGGAGCAGGAACTGCAGTTGGATGGACTAGAGCTAGACAGCTGGCTAATGGAGAGACACTTTCGCTAAGCACAGTAAAGCGTATGTATTCTTACTTCTCACGTCATGAGGTAGACAAGAAGGGCAAGGACTGGGGAAACCAAGCCAACCCATCTAATGGATACATTATGTGGCTAGCATGGGGTGGAGACGCAGGTTATTCATGGTCACGCAGAATAGCTCAGCGTGAAGCAGACAAGGCCCTGTTCTCTGATTTTGGTAAAGATTATACATCATCTGTTAAACTTGTGTAAATTATGGATGATGTCAGGATCATAAAAAACTTCATCTCTAGTGATGAAATATTGTTTTTTAAAAAACTAATTGATGATTACGAAACAAATCATATTGATAAATTCTTCTCTTGGCAGGATTGGTTAAGAATTAGTCTTGCTTTTGGAAATCCCAAAAACGATATCCAGGGAAACGTTGTAGCCCAAGAAAACTTAGCCCTTTTAGCAAACAGTGAAGCCACTGTTCGAACATTATTTCAAAGACTAGAAAAAGGGGTTAAAGAAACTTTGTCTTTAGATAAAAGCCTTTATGTATGCTCTTTTTGGCTCTCTAAACAATACCCTGGAGGAATGATTCCAGCACACAATGACACTGATCATGGAGTAAACCTTCATCTTGAATACAGTTGCATCGTTTATCTGAACACCTTGCAGTCTGGTGGAGAGTTATCGTTTATTGACTCAGGATATTCTTATAAACCAGAAGAGGGTGACCTCGTATTTTTTCCAACTAAAACTACTGGCTACCACGGAGTTTCGGAATCGCCAGAGGTAAGGTATACCCTGCCAATCTGGCTTAGCTATGATGAGTTACACAAACTCTAAAAATAATTAGTTGATGTCAATAAGATATCTTACGCCATCTATAAAACCTGCACGAACAGCAGTCCTTAGCATCTTGTGAGAAGAAGAGCCATGCTTTGGCAGATCTGAGAAATAAACTATATATTGGGTTTCTGGATAGAGAGACTTAATAAGTGCAGCATTGGCAATTGCTTTCTTTACATTGTCAGTTCTCTTGGCCCCAGGACGCTTGCCCTCACCCTGAAGTCCACCTTTTGCTTCAACGTAAACCTGAACCCCATGAAAGTCATAAGCAAAGTCAACTTCACAGCCAGCATCTTTAACTACTACATTCTTCTTAATATCTTTTTGCCCAAAGCGGTCAAGGTCTTCAAGAACCTGGGACTCAAAAATATCTCCAGAATGTTTTGACTCTGCTTGAAAATTCACATTAGTAATATTCATATGAAAATGGTACCAGAATTTCAGGGGGATGTCAAGTTAATTATAGGACAATAACAGTACTCTTTATACTTAATTATCTCAAAATATAGCTCTATCCCTATAACATGTATCTTGCCACAATTACACTTATAGATCACACTTAATTTTACCAATGCTTTATGAATCTGGTATACTTAGGTATGGACCTAGGCAAAGAAGTTGATGATATCCTCTTTGAGTTAGTAAAAGATATCAAGCTGTATAAGGTTGATAGCGATAATACTGTTATGGATGTTGAATATCAGAAGTATACCGCCAAGATTTTAAAGATATTTAAGGACTACTTGACCGAAGATTAGTCGTTGACTTTATCCTGGGTTTCCTGTATAATCGTACTATGAGCAAAGAATACTTTTTGGACGAAGACTTTGATGATGACAGCTTCTTGGATGACTATGACGACTATAATCTTGGCTATCAGGCTGGAACCTTAGATGAACGTGAGAGAATTTTGCAGGGCATCCAGAGGCTAGAAGATCAATCCCATGCAACAAGAACACCGCTATATCAAGAAACTGTATTTGCCAAAATAAGGGAGATTATCTATGGCTAGACTAAGCGATGAAGAGTTTTCTGAAAGACTTAAGATAATTAGTGCAGCAATGAGGAATCCCTGCAATGATAATCAGCATGACTTTGAAGATGCTGTAAATGCTTTAGACAAAGGCACAATGCTAATGCAGATTTGTAAAAAATGTTTTACACCACAAGGATGGATATATAACTGGTACGACCCAAATGATAGGAGCTACTAATGGCTAAAATGGCAAGCCTTCACGCTGAGGGACTTACTGACGAAGATCTAAAAGATATAGAGTTCGTCGAAATCGCAGAAGAATCATTAATAGATTAAAATTCGGCGGTAAGTAGGTGCAACACCTAATAGAAGGTGCAACACTTGACATTCTGTACCACCACCTGTATAATCATACATAGGATTTAATTAACAAGGAGAACAATTGAAAAACGTTTATAAGAGTATTGTAGTTGCTGTAGTATTTGGAAACATCATTGCATTCCCAGTAGTGGCTTATAGCTTCCCTTGGGAAACCTATCTAATTGACCCAACTCCATACTACATTGTGCAATCAGCTTCCCTTGGATTGCTTATTGCAGCCTGCATTTTTGTGTATGAGTGGGCTAGATATTCTGACAAGCCTTGGCTAAAAAAGGCTACTGGCTTAAAGCTAAAAACAAGAAATAAAACTAAGTAATGTGTATTTTGTCTTAATTTGTGGTAAAATAGTAGTACGCCTTTGAGATGGATGTATCTATTTCAAGGGTTTATAACTTAATATAGGGAAACCACCCGCTAACGCTCAACGACCGAGTACTAACTACCAAGGAAAGGTAGGTCGCCAAATGAAAAGAAAAAGGTTCATCGCAATTGGTATGATTGCACTGCTACTGACTAGTGGCACTGGAGTAGCTTTTGGAGCTATGATAGAGTCTGCTGAGTCATCGAACATGAAACAACCAGTAACACAAGTAACAAAGCCAACACCAGTAATTGATTCTCCAGTAACAAAAGAAGTTATCTTCTCAGGGCCAGTGAAGGCCTTGGAGCTAGCAACTGGGCCAGTCCTGGCCTCAGACGCACCGCTTATCGGTTCCGTTGATTGGATGGCTCAGGAGAAGGCAGCAAAGGATAAGCTCAAGTCCGATGCTGAAAGAAAGCAAGATGAGCTTGAGGCAGAGATTGCCAGACTGGAAAAAGTTGCCAGTGACACCAAGAAATTAAATGAAACCTTAATCTTGGTTAAAAAGCAAATTGGAAAAACCCCTTGGGTCTTTAGTGGATCCACACCAGACGCTTGGGATTGCTCAGGACTTGTTAAGTGGACATATGCTCGTCTTGGGGTTGATCTTGAGCACAGAGCTTCTGTTCAGAGAGAATCTGGAGCAATTGTTACCAACCCTAAGATTGGAGACCTAGTCTCTTTCAACTTCCAAAGCTATGGCAGTGCCTATCATATTGGAATCTATGTAGGGCCTGATGAGATGATACACGCAGGTGGTAAGCCAGGAGACAGGACTGAAATACGTTCTATTAAGAACTGGTCTAAAGCTAATGGTAATAGCGAAGTCACCTATACTCGAATAATTGAGACAAATAACTAAGCCATGAATAAAGCTTTAACAGTTACATTCGCATGCTCGTTGGCACTTGTTGGCTTGTCAATACTTAACCAGCCTAGTAATAGTGCTTACACAGCATCTATCGATAAGGCAGAAACTCAGAGGTTTCTTGCTTTAGAAAAGCCAAAGGTAAACATAAAGCAAACATACAAGAAGAATGAGCAACTATCTCCTAAAGATCTTAAGGCTATCTTGTATGAAGTTGGGTTTCGTGGCAGCAATCTAAAAGAGGCCTGGGCAGTAGCTATGAAGGAATCGACTGGCAGACCAAGGTCTCATAATGATAACCCTAAGACAGGGGACAACTCTCATGGACTATTCCAGATCAATATGATTGGGAGCTTGGGCCCAGCAAGGCTTGAGCAATACGGATTAGATAGTTACAAAGACCTGTTTGACCCATGGGTAAATGCAAGGATTGCATTCCAGATGTCAGACGGCGGAAAAAACTGGTCTGCTTGGAATGGCATAGGCAGCTCGACTACCAAGTGGTTTGACAAGTATCCAGGTTAAAAAAATAATATATAAAGTTCGGGCGAAAAGTTCGGCGGTAAATAGAAGGTTAATGTCTTACTACATTACTCCGTAATGCTATTGACAAACATCCTAGCATACCGTATAATTGATATAACAGGAAAGAGTAAAAATGGAAAGCACAAAAAGAAGTTTAACCAAGACCCTTAGCTGGGAATTCGTACACCTTGTTATCATAGCAGGAGTGATCTTTGTAATCACAGGAGAGTGGGAATACGCTACTCTAGGAGCACTTGTCTATATCGCTTGGGAAGCTCTGGCATACTTCATTCATGAGCGTATCTGGGCTAAATTCGTAAAGATCAAGTAATCGTGGCTCAGTTTGTAACAGCCAAACGAGACACCCACATCAACAGAATGAACAACTCAGACATTGAGCTTGCCATTCCAGAAGGCAAATGGATGTTCCATATCACATCACCAAATGAGGTCAAGTATCTCCAGCTAGGAGAAATAGCTGTTTGGGATATGACCACAGGTGGTGTATGCTATGGCTATGCCAAAGATTGGGTAGAGACTGATGGCTACTAAGAAAAGGTCTTTAGCTAAGTCACTCACCTGGAGGGTCATAGCTGTTGTCAGCACATTCATAATAGGATATGCCATGACAGGCAGTCTAACCTTTGCTGCGTCTTTGACAGTAGTATCTAACGTAATTAACTTTGTATTGTACTACCTGCATGAGCGTATTTGGCTCAAGGTAACCTGGGGAAAATCTGGGGGTATCAAATGATGGATCGTAATCCTTGTTGGTATTGTAATAAAGAACTAGTAGAGCCATTAACCACCTATAGACGGTCACACAAGACTAAGAAATATAGGATAGATGTCACAGTCCATTCTGACTGCTATAAGTCTTTCAATAGGGCACGTAAACAGTATAGACCTTTAGCTCCAGGATCAGTTAGTCAATAAGACAAATGGATATAGTCCATTTTGTTATGTTTTTTTATATTACATTGGCCATGAGAAGGTCTAACATTATCCAGGATATCGTGTCCTCCTCTTGACAATGGAATGACATGGTCAATATGCAAACCTCTTTCCCATCCAGGCTGTCCTACACCCCTAGGGGCATTTAGATCAACTTCCTCATTACACAAATGACAAATAGTTCCATAAGTAAAGATAACTGTAGAAGCAGAGAAAAAGTCTCTTTGTATATCAAATCCTTGTTTGATTAAATTCTTAAATCTTGTGCCAGACCTAATGTTCCTATTGGTCCGATTGTAATGCTTAATTCTTTCTTTCTTTTCTGGACGCTTCCTATACTCTATCCAGTAGGCTCTCATAGCCTCAATGCATGGCTCGCAAAAGGCATCCCTGTATTTACGCCTATGATCATCATGACCAGCTTTGGTTCCACATTTAGGATGCATCTATCAATTGTATCAAATTTTCGGGGGATGTCAAGGAAGCATCGTAATCCCTAGTATAAGATATAACCCCTAGTAGGAATACATGGTGGTTTTGAAAACACCCATATACTGGATACATGACAGCTGAGCAAATAGTGATATGCCTGATAGCCTTCTTTGGCGTTTGTACTGTTATTTTATTGTATCTGAATAAGCCATAGCCGCCTATCCGTTGATCCAAATACCCCCAAAAAATTGATACCATGATACCACTTTGATACTAAAGTTATACACATATTTGATAAGTTATTAACAAGTTATGCACATATATATCTTACTGTTGATAATTCTATTTGGCTATTTGTGGATAGTTGTGGAGAGATATGGAGAATGGAACTTATATTTAGATGGCGTCGTAATCTTTTTGACGGCCAAATACCCTAGCACACTTTTCCTGATTTGTCAATACCCAATATCAAATACCAAATACTGTATACCACATATCCATCAAATTGTCAAATACTGTATCCGAATATACTCGTATTTGGCGTATAAAAACATATAATAATATCCCCAATTTGGGATAAAATATTTGATAATCGTAATCTTATTTTGGAAAACATATCCCATATTTGGGGAAAACAATCAAGGGATCGTAATGTATTATACTAGGGGTTATTTCATTAGGTCTTTGATATACCCCGCCCGAAGCAGGGCCCAGTACCAGACCCGCCTGGCGATTTTGGCGGGGTATTGTAAGAGAGCTTTATACCTAGTATATATAACAGACATACTCTCTAGCTCATTCTTATGTTGTTCTGAATTCAAATATGTACTTGAAGTAAAATAAGGAGAGATATACTCTTTAGTGTAAAAACCTCTTGGACTCATATAACAATTATATACCCCTATTTGGGGAAAAGGATCCTTTGGATCGTAATCCCATTTTGGGGAAAGATACTTTACATGTTTGGATAATGTGTAAAAATATAGGACATTTTTTTATAGGTTCGTAATACCCTATTTGACAATTTGGGAAAAATATGATAGGGATCGTAATAAACTTTCAGCGATTTTTTGGATAGGGTTCTTAATGATATTTGGTATTTGGTATTTGACATTTGGACAAACATATGTGCGCCCCGAAACGTACCCCCAGTTGGACTCGAACCAACACTGAATAGATTTTAAGTCTATCGCCTCTGCCATTGGGCTATGGGGGTTGGAGATGTTATCTCCTAAATGCCAGCTTTATCTATTAGAAATCTGATTCATAATTTGGAGAGTTATCAAACATTTCGTCAATAGATTCCCACTCTTCTGAATCAGTAAGACCTAATGCCTCAACCAACAAAGAATAAGTTTCGGTAATGTATTTAGTTGCTAACTCTGTTGGCTTTGCCAAGTCCTCAGCAAAAGCATAAGCAAGTGGCAAGCCAATGTCATTGTATTCAATGAAATCTGCTAACTGCTCATCACCTTTATGATTTAGCCAAAGGTCAGCCAGTATCTCACATTGTCTAGAAAAGTGGTTCGTGGGCGTGTCTGACATCTATGTTCTCCTTCTCGAACTCTGCTGATTCTGCTATAAGCAATAAACGATTGTATGAAATTGTTGGTGCGTATCTTCCAAGATAAACTCCGACTTCATCTAAGTCTAGTCTTACATCAGAAACGATTGTTGCTAATTTGATTGCCGCTTTTTCTTCGTCTGTTTTTATTCTTCTCATAGTTTCCTTCATTATACCAGAAATGGGAGAGGGACACAAGCCTGAACCTGTGCCCCCCTTTTTCTCATTTACTGATTAGCGAGAGGAAACCCTAACCCCTTGCTTCAGTGCGGTAAGCGAGATGTTATCTACAAACTTACCATCCTTGCGTAGGACTACACGCTGACTCATACCATAGCGTGTGTCCCAAGTCTCTAGGTATGGATAGGTTTTTGCTTTGCTCTTCTTTGCCATTTGGTTCTCCTAAGGGTTGTTGGTTATTATTGGTTTTTGTAGCTATTCCATTGTACAGTATTCAGTTGTATTTGTCAAGTCCTAGAATAGAACTTCATCTTTATATTTAGGAAGCATTTCAAAGATAAACTTTAGTCTATCTGAGATGACCTCCCACTTCTCAAATATAAAGCCATCTAATCCATACCACGTGTCTACCTCATTATCAAAGTAGGGGTCGTTATCGATTAGAAACTCTTGCTCTTCAGGTGTGAGCTCGATCGGAACTGATACCTCTTCCGTCGTCTGGCCAGTATACTCATAGACATGGATGTACCATGGTCCAAAGAATCTGTACTCCCCATCTGCGTCCAACTGCTCCAGCTGATAGATGTTTAGGTCATAGATAAACTTAGTTCTATCTGCATTTGCATTCCTCTTGAATCTACCGTAACCTTGTGATACTGGTTTAGTCGATGTACTTAGTGATGTGTCCATTACCTTCACACTCCTCACAGTCAGCTCTTCCGTATTCGCCATCTTCATAGCCTTCCTCTTTATAGCATTCACACTCTACCTCAACTGATAGTAAAGCATAGTCATCTTCGTTTTCCCAAGGTACCTCGGAAATGTAGTATCCCAATCTATTTACATAGTGGTAGCCAGCACAAACAAGGTCTGACATGTCTCCTTGAAGCCAAGTCCAAACATACTTGTTATCATAATTAGATACAAACTCAACCTCTTCACCATAGGTCTCAAACATTTGCTGGTCAGGGTCATTGACAAGGTGGTTTTTTATAGGCTTGAACTTTTCTGCCCACTCATGCCAACCTTGGTATTCTGTGTATGGGGTTTCTGTCATTGGGTTTCCTTTTTAGAAGTGAAAGTCTACAGGTACAGCATACCAGTTCTTGTTGCCTAAGTCAAGGCTCTTGTGCATGTGGTCAGGGTTAGTGCTGGAATGGTGCATGTCATAAAAGTATGAGTTCATGTCCCACTCACCCTGAATCATGTCAATCATTTTTTTCAAGGGGTATAGCTCAAAGTCATAGTTCATAACACCTCTATAGTTATCTAACTTAGCTTCAATGTCAACACCCTTTTCGTTATAGTGTTTACGGTAGGCCTCAAACTCATCCATACGATTACTAATAAGACTATCAACCATAGCCAGATACTCAGCTGGTGCTTCGTCATAGGAGATTATACTATTAGTAGATTCTTCATATGGGTTTCCTTCTACAAACCTACCGCCACCAACTACGAACCAGTCAAACCAAGCATTAGTTGAATACTCGTTATTGCCTAGCTCGGATTCAAGTGTATCCTTGACGGTACGAAAGGCTTCGTCATTGCTATCTGCCTGAACAGCTATGTATTGTAATACGTGCATTAGACTTTCTTTCCTTTGTATAGGTCTACGCCTAGTCCTTTATTGTATAGTTGCTTACCGCAAAGGGCACAGTATCCACCCCAGTTGTAGTGGAAACATTTCTTACTCATCTGCTTCTCCTACCCATGTCTCTCCAGTGTAGTTGTAGGAGTTTACATCATAGGCCATGTCCCATGTGTCATCATCATCTGCAAGTTCTAGGGCATGTTCTTTTGAATCAGCTTCAACTGTAATTTCTTCCCAGTTGGTGTATTCTCTTTGGATTTTGAAAGTAGGCACGTTAGCTCCTAAGGGTTGGGGTTTGATAAATCAAGTATCTCACAATTCGGGGAAAAAGTCAAGTAGTTCGTAAAGGTTTTTTATTAGATAACAAGATCGTTATAATAGTGGGCGCACCCCTTTCGGGGGACCAGGTCAGGCGATTACCCTCGTCTCTGACCAAAATCTCAATCTATCATTACGCATAAGGTCTAACAAATCCTCATACACATTATCTTCCAAGTCATCTACGATAGCGTCTAAAGATAGGTTTTTGTATTCCTCTGGGCTATTGTAGTGAGACTCTAAGTCATAGTCTAAGTCAATAGTTATCCTGATAGTCTGCACTACTTTTCTCCTAGGGTATTGAAGTTGTTGCTATCATAGGGGTCAATCATAGCTTCCCAACTACCGTCAGGAAATTCGGAGTGTTCTTCCATAGCCTTATCAATAGCTTCTTCTTCACTTGTTGCTTCTACCCAGTAAGCAGCCGAATACTCTACCTGCCAAGTTTTTAGGTCATTACTTGTTAGACTCATCATTCAAAGAACCTATCTATCTCTTCATTGGTTAGGGATTCTATTCTAGCAGTACCCTCCGACATTATGTTGGCCATAGCCTGTCTAAAGAACTCAGCGTCATCAATACTAAGATTATCTTTGATGAACTGAACGTCTGTTGCTAGGTCTCCTGTTACATGTTTTGTATCTAAATTATCAAAGTTCATCGCTGTCATCCAATTCTGCTAGGGTTCCGTCTTTGCGTTCTACAAATCCTGTTGCGATTAGGATTTCTCCATTGTCCTCTTCGCCAAATACAGCGTTAGGAAGGATTTCTAGGATTTTGCTCATTAGTTCATTCATTGTCATTTTTCTATTCCTTCTTATGCGTTAGCAGTTTCCCATTGGGCTAGGTATTCTTCATCACTTGGCAGGGTATCAAGGTCATACTCAACAACCTTGTCAGCATAGGTAGTAATAAACTTGTTAGTGCTAAAGTCTACCTCATAGACACCCTCACAAAATAGGGTATCGTTCCTAAACTCACTATTGTCAATCATCTTGATAGGATTCATAGTATTAGCAACTATCTCTAGAATACCGATACCAGTATCCCTGGTTAGTCCTGGCATAGCTGTTTGTGCTTTGGTTGGGTCATTGTCATCATGCTCAAAGGTTTCCCAAAGGGCTTCTGATTCTTCCTCGCTAATAAACTCTACTTGCTGTAGTTCTACCAATAGGTTATCCCTATTTACTTTATCTCTTAGAAACTTTAGGGCTTCAACACCTGAATAGCTAGGATAGCCATCCCATTGTCCGTATAGAGCAATCTTTGTAGTGCCTTCTAGATTCTTTACTACTGTTAGGTTTCTGGTTCCCATTTGGGTTCCTTTCTGTTTGTTGTTATAAGTATAAGGCTAACCACCGACAAAAGTCAAGAGATTTCGGCAAAAATTTTAGGATCTTCTTAAAGAATTTTAGATAGATAACTAGGTTATTATTAGATTGCGCCCCGAAATTGGAGGCAGTTTATTCTCATGCCTAGGAGTTTTGGGTTATGCCATTACACTCTGAACAATTTTCATCAAGCGATTCTTCTCTGCGTTGATGACTGGGTCAAAACCAGAAGCACCAGACAAAATTGTTTCAGTCTGTCCCTTGCGACCTGCTCTGTGCCAGTCTAGTCTTTCGGTTAGAGCGTTCAATGCTCCCCAAGCTGTTCCGCTAATTGTGTTATTGAAATCACCAACATAGATGTCGTTGATGAGGTCAATCTTGTTAGCGTGTTTGGTGATTGAAACTTTCTTAGCGTCATCCTTTGGCATTGGATAAGCCAAGTTTACAATCTTGTCAAACTGTGCCTTAGTAATTTCAGTTTCAATCATAGCACTTGCCATTTTGTCGAACTCATCCATGTAAGCATTAGCAAGACCAAGAGCCTCACGAGCAACAGCAACCTTACCCTGAGCAGTCTGTGTGTGTCTAATCTTGAATGACTGCTTTACTGAACCACCACGACCACGATTACCAAGAGCAAGGTTTAGTGTGTTAGCACAAACAACACGAACTGGTGTGATACTTGCCTGAATAGCAATAGACCCGTCATGAGATGTGTTTACAAGAAGATAAGTGTTTATCTTGTCAGCAACGCCGTCCTTGTCAAGAACTGTTTCACGCTCAAGAGCAAGAGCACCGAATACAACTCTACCGCCCTTGATTGAACCTGCTGTTTCCCAACGACCACCATTGTCTAGTAGGTTGTCTGCGAAATCAAACAAGTCCTCGTTCTGGAGAGGAACATAACGCTCACCAACAACACCAAGAACATCCTTGTTGCCTAAGGTAAACGGGTTATCTCTAACGACAAAAGAATAATTCTTGTCGGAACTAAACTGATTAGGAATCTCGATGTCTTCCAAGCGAACATCCCAATTGTTTAGTTTAGCTTTCTTTAGCATTTCTGCTGTGGATACTTCCTCAGTGAATACTTCGCCTAGACCATGCCAAGCTGGCTGTCTGAATGAAGCAAATGCGGTTTCTCCGTTTTGTGATTCTAGCAAATGTGCCATGTTTTCTACTTTCTTTAGGGGTTGTTTATTATAGTCTTATTTTACACCCAACCACCGACATTGTCAAGACTGGGTTTATTTTGGGGCATTCTTAATAGCCTTCGTAAATGGATCCGACACGCCCGACGGGGCGCAAATTGAAGGTGGCCAGATTTACGTCATGGCCAGGACGGTAGTACATTCCAGAAAGGAAGTAAGGGAATGCACTACAAGTCTTCATCCTCATCTTCGTCATATCCATTGCCTTCAAACTGACTGACGACGTCTACAAAACCTCGCTCATCAGAATAAACGGCACTGATAAATCTTAGGCCACACGAGCCATGGAACCACTCAACAACCTTGTTGCTCATCTCTCTTGGTGTCAGCTGGTACGACGTCAGTAGACTGTCTGGGTCATTTGCATCACCATAACCATACTCACGCATAAGGTCAACCTGTTCGTTATCCATGAGAATATAAATTTTGTGACATGTGTCGAATGCAATACCTTTAGCTTCATCAGTGAACTCATCGATTAGATAAGTATCTAGAGTATCCAACATTAGCCCTCCCACTCAGTTAGGTCCTTGTTGTTGAATACTGCTTCAACATACTCATACCTGGAGTTATCGCCTAGCTCACCTAGGGTTTCCCACTGCTGCAAGGTAAGTGCATTACTATCAAACATTAGCAAGTCCGCTTCCGCTCCATAGTTTCCGTCATACGATACGTAGCCAACGTTTCTTATTGTGTCATAAGACATTTGTTTTCCTTTCATTTCTTTTTTGAATTCTACCATGACCCACCGACATTATAGGAATTCGAATGGGTCCCTATCCTGAAAGATTTCTTCCCAGTCTTCGAGTGTGTACTCCTCTGGGTTAGCATAGTAGTCAGCCAAGGCCTCACGGATTTCTTCTGCTTGTTCATCTATAATCTGGTTTTTTGTCATGTCTATATTTTACAGGTACCCACCGACATTTACAAGGGTTCTTAAAGCTTTTCTTAAAGATGTTATCTATCTGTTATAAGGTGCGCCCCCCTTTGAGTCCCCCGCAGTATTTGTGATCTTACGATCTTCAGCTTTAGAGGGGGAAGGGGAAGCAGTTTCACAACTTGCTCAGGTTGCTTCGGGCGTTTTCCTTGTCAAAGCAAGGCTTGTTCCCTAAGTTTAGATAAGGTCAATAACAGCAGAGTAAGAACTTGCCGAAACTTCCTCTTGGGTTGTCATCTTTAGAATACGAAGATTACGCTCTAAGACTTCTTTGCGTGTGGCATACTCACGACCAAAATAAGTTTTCTCATTTGGTCTTGCTGGCTCTACTGGCTTGGCTGGTAGTCCAAGTGCCTCAACATCAAAATCAACAGAAATGTTTCCGTTGTATCCTCTTGACACACGAACTAATGAGCCGTGTTCTGTTCCAACATTACTTGGGTCTGATAGTGCTTTGATAGCGTGAGCAACAATGTCTAGGTCATACTGCTTGCTTTCTGCTTCATACTGCTTACGCTTTTCAGCATACTCAGCAATAGCAACATCTATCTTAGCAATAGACTGCTCTACATCTGCGATTAGTTTTGCGACTGGGATTTTTACTGACAGGGTTCTTGCCATAGTTTGTTTCTTCCTTTTCTTGATTGGGTTTATTGCTTTATCATTGTAGCATTAGCATACGACATTTGTGAGGGTTGGGCAGTTTTATCTGATACCCAGCAGAGGCGGATTACTTGCTAACAGTAGTCCAGCGAGGCTCACCATTTACATCTAGGCGAACACGGAACGAGCCGTTCTTGTTCTCCTTGACTTCCTGAATTGTGCCTACTACGCCAGACTTAGCAGTAGTGAACTGTGAGCCAACAGTTAGAGTGTCTTTCATTTTTGCTTCTTTCCGCCCCAGAGGGACTGTTTTGATTATTTACCAACGACTTGTTGATAAATCCATTATCCCAGAAAAAGGTCAAATTGTCAATACCATTTTGATAACATTTTGATAACAACTTTTTGTATTACTTTTTGTCTTTTTCTGTGATGTTTCTATTATAGCCCCACCCACCGACATTTATAAGTCTTTAGCAGCTTTTATTTATAACGATTTGGGGGAAAAATTGTTATCTTCTTAAACTTGACAATCAGGCAAAAGGGTGCGCCCTCTTTCGAGGGGTAGCTATTCCGAACTACCTCTAACAACAATCCAGATTAGGGCTTGAGTTGCTCTAGGTGTCATGCCATTATCAAATGCAACCTTAGCAACTGCGTCAGCTAATTGCTTATACTGTGTTTGATTAGGTGTTTTCTTTTCAATACCAACAGCTCGCAACATCCATACGTCAATCACTACAGCATTCTCATCACCTGCGATAGCTCTAGCGAATGCGTTAGTCTTCAATCCTTTTAGAGCGTCATACCCAAAGGCTATTGCATTGTTAGCCATTAGCATGTTGTTCTTGAATCCTGGAATGTGATTACCAAGTGAGAAGCTAATCGCCTTAGTAACGTTGTTAGTCCAACGCTCTCTAGGTGAGAATGCAGACACTACGCTTGCACCAACCTCAAGGGTAGAATCTAGATTACGTGCAACCTGTGCTGCAACACGTTCTGCGTCTAGATACCACTTGCTTGCTTGCTCTACTTGACCAAAAGTAGCGTTCTTGATTAGACCTGAATAAATTGCGTAGTAGTCCATGGGTTTCCTTTCGTTGATAAGATAACATTACCATGACCTACCGACATTTTGGGGGATTTTTTAGTTAATTCTTAATTAACATTCTATTGTGGATCAATAGGTGCGCCCCATTTCTGGGGGACGTCACTCCAAAGCAAGAAACATTATTACTATCCAGACTGCAAAGATAATTACAATCAGGTTATCCATTTACTCTTCGTCTTCGTCTGTCCAGTAAATTTCCTGCAACCAGGCGTCAAGTCTGAGGGACTCAACTGCTTGTGAGGCGAATACCCAATCTTCACCATTTCTAAACTCAACACCTTCGGGCAACTTGATTACTCTAGCGTAGTCTTCTTCCCAATAGGCGTCAATAGCTGCTACTGCTACAGGTATCATTATTTTTGGAATTGGTGGATAACAATTACTGCTAAAGTGAATTGCCAATTGGTCTGATAGGGTTAGGTCTGTATCTGTAAGTCCAACTGCTGTTGCGTATCCCATTTCTATTCTCCTTCTAGAGTTTCTACTTCACAATCACAATACTGTACCATTAGTTTACCATCTACTACCGACACCATACCAAACTCATTACAGGTATCACAAAAGCTTATGCTTAGTTGTCCTAGCATTACTTTACCTTTACCCATTCCATTGCTACACGCAACAGGTTGTCGTAGTCGCCAGACATAGAGTCTGTTAGGTATTGCTCAATTTCTTCCTTGCTTGCTCCAGCTTTTTTGAGGGCAGACTTTACGGCTCCCATTACGGCAAAAGCATTTCCATCATTACCTGATAGCTGAACTGATACGGCATACTTTGACATTACTTTACCAACTTTCTTGTTGAAGGGTGTCCTGCCTGAATAGCATAACATCTACCACAGACATTCTTGAGGTCATAGGAATAGACCGCATTGGTGTGAACAAACTTATTACAGTCTTCACAAACATAGTGAATCAAGCCTGGAAAAATCATTCGCTCTCCTTTATTGCCTTAGCCTTTGTAGACTGACGGCTGCCTTTGTATTTCTTTGGAGTCTGAACTAGGTGAGGTGCCTTTAGCATAGACTGGAATAACGCTTGGCTCTCTGCCTTGCGTCTTGCTTCATTACTTCTGTTCAACATAAAATAATCTTAGCATAAGCCACCGACATTTCTGGGGGGTTTTTCCGTGTCTTCGTAAGAATTTTTATAACAATTTGATAACAGGTGCGCCCCGATTTCTCGGTGATTGTCAAATCAAAAAGGCGGTTCGTTTTTTTCTAACTCTTCGCCAAGTCTATTATTTTCTTGTAGCAAAAATAAAATTGCGGCAAGTTGTATTCCAACAAAAATTGAAACGCCAACGATTATAAAAATAACAATCAAACCTAGTTCCATTTATTTCTCCTCTGGTGTTGTAAACAATTCGCCAACATCTTCAGTTAGCATTAGGTCAATCTTGAAAATTAGTTCTTCCAATTCACTTGTTGTCAAAGTAGCCATTCCATTCTTCTTCTCTATCTTCACATTCTGATAACGCAATTCTGTATGCGATAGGGTCGCAGTTCTTTAGCATTTGCGAGGGACGCAATTCAACACCAGCAATTTGGTAAGTTGGGTAAACATCATCTAGCCAATCATCAAATTCTTCTTCTGTCATTTAGACCTCACTTTCAATTAGCTCAATAACTTTATTCTTTAGCTTGTCATCAGCCAAAGCCCAAACAAGGGTTAGCCCATAGGCATAAGCTCCAATGTCTGTTAGGTTAGTCTTTGACTTTACAAGCTCAACTAATCCACCACTAGCAATTTCTGTTTTTTTCATTTTATTTCCTTTCGTTAGTTCCAACCTAGCATAACCCACCGACATTTTTAGGCGTGGCGTAGTTCTGGGAAATCACCAATTGGCAAATCCAGATACTCAACAGCGTCTTTCAGTGGCATTAGCCCCTTGTATTCATCACAATTTGAGCAGACATAAGTGTCAGGTGAAAAGACACCCTCGCAGTAAACACACATCAAATCCATTTTGTTTCCTTTCTTTTGACTTACTAAAACCCTATCATAAACCACCGACATTTTGGGGAGATTTCGGGGGGTTTTCATAACAGTATCATAACAAAGTTTTACACAGAGTTATCCACAGGGGCGCAGCCCTTTCGGGATCTTGTCAAGTTGACACGCCGTTAGAACGGAGGTTTATTTTTGCGGTATCCAATTCCGTGCCCAATTACAAAAGCAATAAACACAAGAACTAAATCTAACAATAGATTGAACCCGTTATAAAAAATCATATTTCAACTTCCTTTTCGCTTAGAATAGTTTCGATGTCAAACATTGTGTCATCTGAGTAAACAACTTCCTGAATTAGTATCATCATTTATTCTCCTTAGAAATTTCGGTAGCGATAGAAACAATTCCTGAGATAGCGTTATCAAACTCTTCCCAAGTTTCAAATGTTAGTGTTATCATTAGTTGCACTCCCCATACGCTAGGTAGCAATTCTCACAGCACTTCTGATTGAACTCCTCAACATACACCTGCTCAGTGTAGTTGTCGCAGATGTCGCAATAGGCTACATCTCCCCAAGTCCTTGTAAGCAATTTAGTCATTTATTTATCCTTTCTAACTACTTTATAACCTATCACAGACCACCGACAAAGTCAAATCGACACGCCGTAATTCAGGGGGGTTTTTATAACAGTTTCATAACAGACTTATCCACAGGGTTATACACAGGGGCGCAAAAAATTTTCTAGATGTCAAACCGACACGCCGTAGTTTTATAACAATTTGATAACAAAGCTGTGGATAACTTGTGGATAACTGTTTACTAAGTGAACAATAGGTAAACAAAATAAAAAAAGGGGTAAAAAAGGGCTAAAAAGGGCTATAAATGTCGGTAGGTCGTGATAGTGTATAGATAGATAAATAAATAAGAATAAACAAAAAAGAGCTTTTGAGCCTAGCAAATAAGACCCTTAGCGGTATGAGCCTAGCGAATAAAAAAGCCAAGTATTTTAGAAAGGATACAAATTATGACTCAAGTCAAAACAATTCTAAAGCCTGAAGGCTTTTACTACACCCTAAGCGGTGATGACCTATTCCGCTGTTGCGAGGAATACCAAGATAGGTATTACTGTGTCCAACACGATAAGTTTCAAGGCTGTGCCTTTTGTTCAAGTTTCGCCTATTGGGAGTCTTGCGAGTCAAGCCCTGAGTGTTGGGACGGTGAATAGTTATGAAAATCAAATCAGTAGCTTATTACCAAAAGCAATACGATACTATGCTAAAAATAGCTAATTCTTCTATTGCTAACGGCGTAGAGCTTACGCCACAATTCCAAAATGAATTGCTATCACTAACTAAGTTAGTCAAAAGTTTTGGGGGTAGAGTTTGATAACACTAACCTTCGACACTTGGGAAGAATACGACAATGCTATCTCTTCTATCACTACACTAACTATCTCTCTCAATGAAAAGGAAAATAAATAAATGACTAAAACTACAATGTATAGAAAAACTGTTTGCACTAACTGCAACTACACTCAGGAAGATAGCGTTAGCTATTACCTTCACGCTAAAGCTTGGAAAGCTAATCACGATTTGAAAGTGTGTGGCGAATTGCGAAAGCAAAAAAGTCTAAATGCTTTTACTGCAATGTTTGACAATGCGGAAGACGCATTAGCTAGTCTAAGCATTATCAAATAAAAAATGTGGCAGTAGTGTTCACAAAAATAGTGGCACTACTGTTTATAAAAATGCTGGCACTAGTTGCTGGCACTAGATAGAAATCAAGTTATTATTATTTGGGCGTGTGTGTGCTCACTAATAATCACTTGTTTTTTTATACAAATTATGCATCATACACTTGTTAGAAATATTCAGATTTTGGTAAATTTAAAATTTTTCAGATTTTCGTGTGAACGCACAAATTCGGGGGTATAATAAGATCATGGACTGGCCACATATAGTATTCTTCCTATTCACAGGAGCTATGATCTATATCCTGATACGCTACAAAGATAAACCCTAAAGCCACATTTGGCTATTTTTTAAAAAATCGGGTATACAATAATCCTATGGATAAGCCATCATGCCCATGGGCACTAAAGATCTTTCAAGACATGTTTTGCAATAGGTGCAGCCAGAAACCTAATAAGAAATAGGCTGTCTGACAGGGATATTGAACTTCTTCAGCCAAATCTCAATTAGCTTATAAGATACATGCAAATCATTGCCAATCTCTCTTGATGATTTTTGCAAGGTACTGTATTCGTTCTGCAACCAATCCCTATCCTCATAATACTTAATATAAGGCTTCTTCTCCATTTTGTCTCCTATCGTGATATAATTATTTTATGTGTAATTGTACTAATTGTGGTTGTGGAAAACAAAATCCACAGCCTGAATCTAACTAATTTTAGATTCTCATATTTTTCGAGGGTATAAGTCCAAGAATTCTTTCTTGACGACCAAACAACAATAACCCCCTATTAACCCCTGTATGCCATCCTGAAGCCATTACAGCATATAAAGCATGTAATGAGTAGGTCGACATCTTCTGAAGCCTTATAAGCCCGTACAGCGTATTTATTGAAAGAATCATATTACCATTTTCCTATTGGACAGCTAGCCTGGCTAAGAGTAGTCTTTAATTCCATAAAGCAGCCACAGTGCTTGCATCTTTTGGTATTTTTCTTTAAATCGGGACAGGCATTGCAAATAGCTAGCCTCTTCTCAATTAGCTCTTTATCGCTACGAGGTTGGTTTGGATCAAATAGATCAAAGAATGTGACGTCTCCCATAAATGAATTATATCACACCTAATCCTACATAGTTGCATGGGACATGCATTTGTTGTAGGGGGTGGTGTTTGGTATCTCTATACCGCCGAATTTAAAATCGCCGTTTTAAAAATCGCTTTATGCCGTCGAACTTTAAAAACTATATTATAATTATAACATTATGACTTCCGACGAACTTAATATGATTTTAATGGCATCTGGATGGATTGCCACGATTCTCGGAGCCTGGTTTGCTATCGCAACTTTTATTAATCCATTTTTTAAAAAGATTAAAAAGCTCATTACTGCCTTAGAGCAGTTTATTGAAGATTGGGCTGGTACCCCAGCAAAACCTGGCAGAGGCGAAGTTCACGGAGTCATGGAACGCTTAAACCGTATTGACGGAGAACTAAGAAATAATGGCGGTAGCTCATTAAAAGACGCAGTAGACAGAATAGAAGCTAGACTAGAATCTGGAGATCTTGCATTTATGGAGATCCAAAAAGAGATTCAGGATATAAAGAAAAAAATCAAGTAGTCGCTAAATCGTCAAGAGCTAAAAACTTAAAAACCGATTATTATATATAATATATATAAACTATACTATATATTAATATATTTATATATTTATATATAGCTTTTCTAAAACCTAATTATAACAATATACCACACTTTTTACTTTTGTGCAAACAATATTTTTGATAACAATTTGACAACAATTTTATAACAATTCGATAAACTACAAGTATGATATAATTTTAAAGACTAGTACCCAGGTTTGTCTCTCATACCCACTTGCCTGGGTATTAGTCATTTAATTATGCTATAATTCTTTATATGAGCTATTACAATCTTGACACTTTTGGTGCTGATCCCGCCAACGTTAAATGGCAAGTCGTTAGAGGAGATACCGCTAGTCTTCGTGTAGAATTCCTTGAAAACGATGAAAAAACCTATTTTGATACTGAAGGCTGGGTATTTGCTGCCACATCATATGATTTCAGAGGCGACGTTCTTGATGAGCTAGAGGTTGTATCAGGCGATGGCTATGTAGACATCAAAGCATCTCCAGAAATTACAGAATTTTGGGGATCAGGATTTAACTCAGTAATCGCAGAGCTTGCCTTTGACCTTCAGGTCACTATTGATGACGTTGTTTGGACTCCAGTCATTGGAACGATAAAAGTTTTTGGGGACATAACCTTAGGAAGTTTGTAATGCCAGTTATTAAAATTTCAAATAATAAACCTGCCATTCCTCCAATTATAAGGATTAGCAATAAAGTCTTCAAAACAAAATAACCCCAAAGGATAAACCTTGTCATCTTCCAAAAGCATGGATTTTCCAGTTAGCAGCAAAAACAGTTATGCTTCTAAGGTAGAAGGTTCAATCCCTCTGCCTAACGAGGGCTTATTTATTCCAGTACCTGGACCTAAAGGGGATCCTGGTCCAAAAGGCGATAGAGGTCCAGCTGGAAAAGATGGCTTATCTGGAAAAAATGGTTTAGATGGTAAAGACGGAAAAGTTGGCCCAAAGGGAGATAGGGGGCTTCCTGGTAAAGATGGAAAATCTTATCAAACAGTCTATGAACAAGAGCCAGGTTGGGCTAGTTATCAAGCCTTAAAAAATAATCAAATAAAACTAGGGGCAACCGAAGGAACTGACGGATGGGTTACTCTTTCTATTGGTAAAGACTCTATATCAGAAGAAAAATACTTGCCCGCTGGAGAAGCTTCTTTATATAATCCAGAAACAAGATCTATCAACCTAAAAAGTTTAAAACTTGGAAGTCAAGTTCAGATAACCTATGAGTTTTTAGTAACCACAATTCACTCAAATACAGAGCTTTGGCTGAGGTCTTATTTTTTAAATAGTGGATATGAAGTGACGTCTTTTGTTGCCACCTTAAAATATCAGCACGAATACTTAATCTCAGAAACTCACAATATTTTTCTAAGTGGGGATTCTGAAAAAAGGTCTGGAATCATCCCACAACTAAGAACTGATTTAGACGCTATGGCAAGCCTAAAAAGTATCCATATTTCAGTCCGTTAACGTGTTATAATATAAACAGGAGGACAGATGGCATTTCCAGGAACATTTGATATTAATTATTACAGGGGAGATACTTATGAGTTTAAGATCTACCCCAAAGACGCTAGCGGTGCAGCATTTCCACTGACTGGTTATGACTTAGCTCAGGGAGCAAAGTTTACCATTTCTACTCAAAGAGGGGTAGACGGACTTGAAGATCAGATTCAGGCATACTCTGTAATTTCAGCAGACCGTACTCACATAGACTGTGCAATCCTACCAGCAAACGGAACTGCTATGACAGCAACAAACTATGTCTATGATATAGAGATTAGTAAAACTGGAACTCCGTATAACTTGGTCACAACACTTTTAACTGGAACAATCTCAGTTACTAATCAGATTACTGGGGCGGTATAGTCGTGGATATTCTGCTATCTTCAGAAAATGTTTCTGTCTATGGTGGTCCAGCCTCTATAGACGTAAATGTTGATTTTGGTGCACAAGGGACTCGTGGAAGTTTTATTTTTGCTGGCCCTGGAAAACCAACAGATCCAGACGTTGACCTGCCTCCAATTCAGCCATACGATCTTTATATTAATGAAAAGCCTTCTGATACAGAATACCTATTCTTATATCAGTATGGTAGCGTTAATGGAGTAGAGACATGGTCAAAGGTTCTTAGACTTATTCCTAATACAGCACTTGCCAATATCCCAGTAATTTTTTATAACGGACAGGCTGTAACTTTTGTTCCTGAATCAGGAGTAACAACAAGGCCAACAGATGAAAGTATTGGATTAATTATTCCTAGCCCAGTAGCCCCATCACCAGCAGTAGATGGAATGTTATGGCTGGATGTTTCTAAAACACCAAATGAACTTATGGTGTATAACAGTGCTATTCCTTTAGCTCCGTGGATTAAGCTTGGAATTATTATTAATGGACTATCTTTTCCTATTAGCGACTATTTTCCAGAACTAAATCTTTCTGTAGATACTTTTAATATTCAATATATTCTTCGTAACGAAACCCCAATTGCTTCTGGTCTTACTTTGGGAGAGCTAACCGAACTTGGAAGTAAGATTTATCTTCCAGTTTATATTACAGCGTCTCAGACTGGGGAAGACCTTATAACCTGGGAAGCGGTAACTGGAATTAAAGAGTTAAACTTTGTAGTTACTGCTAATATTGGATCTTTGGAGATTTAACATATAATGATAGAATTTATTTGGTGATAAAAAATGGCAATTGAAAATATTGATGGCACATCTGGTGGTACTGGTCCGTTTAATACCTCTATACCTGGATTATCAGATAATGCTGATATTCAGGAAGCCCTTAGAATTTATCACTATGGATCTAAGACACCACCTTCAAATTTAGCTGGAGTAACCTCGAAGTCTGTTGCTGGTTATTTTAAGTCTATATCCGACAGAGTTCAGATTGTAGAATCTACTGGAATTGGTTCTGGATATCAGGCCAATGAACCAACATCCGTTCCAAATGGATTCTTGTGGGTAGATGCTGACTCAGCTGCACCAATATTTGACGAAACATTAGTTTCTGTTCCATCCGTTGTTAAGTATCAAAATTCTCAACCAACAACAAATTTAAAAGATGGAATGATTTGGGTAGACAAAGATGATCAATTCGTAAATACATATGTTTATGACGAAACAGGAACTTCTTGGGTCAGAACTGGGCAAGTTGCAAAATATCAAAATTCCCCACCATCAAATACAAATGTTGTAGAAGGATCTTTGTGGGTAGATAAAGATTCTGTACCGCTAATGATGTATGTTTTTGATTCGTCAGTTGGATGGAGACCTCTAGGAGTATAATGTCTACTATTAGTAATGTTGGAAAAATTGCATATATCTATGACCAGCCAAGCGATACATGGTATCCAGTCGCTGGATATACAAACACATCAGAAGCATTTGCTTGGTCTGGAATTCACAACTTTTCTAATACAGTAAACTTTAATTCTGTTTTAAACGCAAAAGCTGGGGTAAATAATTTTGCAGACGCAGCAGCCAGAGATGCAGCTATTACAGCTCCAACAAACGGAATCGTTGTATTTGTAAGACAGTTAAATCAAATTCAGTATTATTTTAACGGTGCCTGGAGAGTTTATGGTGAAAATGCTAGCTTACTTACTAAAACTGCTGGACATGTACTAGAAATTTCTGATGCTGGAAGAACTATTGAGATGGATGCTGGTACTGCGAATACAGTAACAATTCCTACAAATGCATCAGTGCCATTCTTAATAGGAACTCAGATAGCATTTGTTCAGACTGGTCCTGGACAAACATCTTTTGCTGCAGCAAATGGAGTAACTACAACAATTCTAAGCAAGAGCTCTAATAAAAAAATATCGTCTAGATATTCTCCAGCAACCCTAATTAAAAAAGATACCGATACTTGGATTTTAATTGGTGATTTGACGGCATAGGAAAGAGTCATGTTAGGAATTATTGCTAGATTTGGCTCTTCTAAAGGAATGGTTTTAGTTCCTAATCTTTCTGGACTAACTACCTCCGAAGCCACTTCTGCAATACAAAATGCTGGTTTAAAATTTTCTGGCAGTTCAACATCTACAACGTCTTCATCATCTTTAGGAGATAAGGTATTCTCTCAATCAATTGCTAGCGGGACTTTAGTAGAGTATGAAACTGCAATATCTTTTGAAAACTACGTTTATGTTGCATACACTCCAACAGTAACATATGGAGACTGCTCGCCCGATTACACAACCACTCAGACTAGATGTGTTCCTGGAACTTTTACTGAAATAACAACATCAACACAATATCGTCATCGACCATACTTTTTTGACGGAGTATTTCAGGGTTACGATCCTTGCGAACCATTTATAGGAACTGACACTTTTCCAAATAGCGTATCATGTGGATATGTTCCTCCAGCAAAAACATGTACTCCAACCGAAGGCCTTTGGTCTGCTTTTAGCCCTTGCCAAATTCTTTACGGTACTGGTGGTACAAGAACTAGAACTAGAACTAATACTAGAGCAGATTGTTCTCCATACCCAGAAGTGCAAACTGTTGTATGCTGTCAAGCTGGTTGCTTTGGTGCTTGGAGTAGTTGGTCAGCTTCTGCACCTGGGGTTCAGGAAAGATCTAGAACTTGTCAAAAAGCTGACTGCAGCACTTACACTGATTATGAAACTAGATGTACGCCAAGAAGCACTACAACCTGTGGAACTTGCCAATCCACCAAAGGAGGCAGCGTTCGAAACTGTACAACTACAACAACAAAAGAAGACTGCAGTCAGTCAGCATTGTCATTTGTAGAAGCTTGTGCAGCGGTATATACACCACCGTTTTTCCCTCCGTTCTTCCCTCCGTTTTTCCCTCCGTTTTTCCCACCTAGGTTCCCGTTTTTCCCTCCGTTCTTCCCACCTAGGTTCCCGTTCTTCCCACCTAGGTTTGTTGGCGGTTGCCCACCTCGTTGCTAATTAGTTTTAATACTGAGACTTTCTTTATATTAAAAATATAAGAAATACGCAGGTTTTACTTTTAAAGAGTTTGTGCTATAATACTTTTATGACTGAAGAAAACGTAGTAGCCGAAGAATCCCCTAAGCCACAAAGAGTTTTTGCATTAATTACAGATAACGAAGTTTTTCATAAATGGTATATTGATGAAGACTATGACAATCCATATATTGCTGCTTTAATTTATGGACTGAAGTCTGGTCCAAAGATTGTCGACATTACTGATTTAAATCATGAAGAGATTGATTTTGGCTGGACCAATGATGGAGATTCCTTTATCCCGCCAATTTCTGAGGGGTAATTGTGGAAGAAAAGCTTACACCATATCAGCAATGGAAAAAGAACCTAGGCACTACAAGACCATGGGACATGCTTAACCCAAACACTGAGTATGTTGAAAAAGAAGAAGCTGATAGACGAATGGATATCTGCAAGGCATGTCCATTTTTAATTAAAGCTACAAACCAATGTCAAAAGTGTGGATGCATTATGCACTTAAAAACAAAGCTAAAACATGCTGAGTGTCCTGTTGGAAATTGGTAGTAATTCCAAATGGAATATTGGTCATGGATCCTTGCCGTAATTGGCGTTGCGGGAATCTATTTTGTTGGCAAGAAAACCCTATGGGGCTGGTTTGTCTTGCTATTTAATGAAGCAATCTGGATAATCTATGCTGTTATTACAGAACAGTACGGATTTATTGTTTCAGCTATAGCATATGGGATTGTATACATAAAATCGTACTTCCATTGGAAAGCAGATATAAGCTAGTAAGCCTAAACAGCATATAGTGTGATATAATTTAAAAATGGCAACTATAAGAGGAACTGGCTCGTCGTATTCCGTTGGAAACAACCCACCAAGAGTAACTTGGACAGTGGTTCGTGGCGACACAGCAGGATTTAAGGTATACGTTACTGACGACCTTAAGGCACCTTTAAATATTGACGACTGGTCAATCCAGATGAAGATTAAAAGACCAAATAATTCAGCAAACGCTGGCGTTATTACAGACAACGCTACTCTTGTTTTTAGCTTAACCCCAGAAGCAGACCCAGATGACTCTGCTGGAGAGTTTACCGTATCTTTGACAGCTGCCCAGTCTACTCTTTTAGAAACAGGCGATATCTTTGACATTGAGTTGTCTACTGAACAGGATCAAATAGTTTGGACTGTAGCCCAGGGTAGCATGATTATCCTGGAAGATGTAACTGACTAATGGCTACTGCAGTTATTATAGATAAGCAAAAACAAAAGCTAAAAAGCATAAAACCTGTTGACTATCCTATAGCAAAGATTATTTATCGCCCCAGAAAAGTAGCTATAAAAGAAATCTTGCCGTTTAGAGTAAAACTTACAAATATTACTGTTCCAGGATATAGCTCATCAAACATTCCAGGAATTGGTATTCAGGTAATTGGCTTTAGCAACTACATCTTATAATCATAATAAAATAAATACACATAAAAGAGTGTTATAATTTTAACATGGCTAGATCATCAATCCCTTATGTAAAAACCAGATTTGAAACTGGTGACCGTCCGTCTCAGGAAGACTATGTTGACCTGATTGATACCGCTGCAGGTCAGGCTACTGACCTTGGCACCTTTGGTAACAACGAGAATACGATCTATGGTATTGAAAACCCAACACCAATTGACTCGTTTGATGCAACTGTTTGGCGTATGGTCAAATACATTGTATCAATTTCAAAAACTTCAGCAGGAGATAATAAGTTCTATGCTACAGAATTGACCATTTTGGTTGACGGTACGAATGTAAACGTCTCTGAATATGGCACAATAGACAATGATGGGAATATTGGCACCGTTAATGTCTCTAGGATTGGAAATACAGTTGCTTTAACTGTTACTCCAGTTCCATCAATCAAGCCTGTCACCGTGCGATTTGCTCGCATTGGTCTAAAGGCTTAACTAACCCTAGGAGATAAAAAATGGCAACAGTAACTAAAGATTTTAAGGTCAAAGCTGGCCTTATCGTTGAAGGTACCCAAGGTACAATCAACAACCAGACAATCCTCACAGAGGTAGATGGTGACGCATATATTCTTGGCCTTGTAGGCGGAGAAAGTTTTATTACATCGGTTTCTAACGAATTTGATGTTTCAGCTGGAAAAGAGCTTTCAATTGATCGCACAGTTGTAGACGCCTATTACGATGCAGCAGGTTCTGCAGATACCGCAGAAGATAATGCAATTGCACACACAGACGCTCGTGAGACTGCTATCACCACTGCTTACGAGGCATATGCAGATCAGGCTGAGGTAGATGCAAAAGCTTATACAGATACTCGTGAGACAGCTATTACAACTGCTTACGAAGCATATGCTGACACAGCAGAAGCAGATGCAGTAACATCAGCTAACTCTTACACAGATGGCCGTGAGACTGCTATCACCACTGCTTACGAAGCTTACGCTGACCAGGCAGAGGTTGATGCCAAGGCTTATACTGACACTCGTGAAACTGCTATTACAACTGCTTACGAAGCTTACGCTGACCAGGCAGAGGTTGATGCCAAGGCTTATGCAGATGCGGAAATTGCAGCACTTGTTAATGGAGCTCCAGAACTTCTGGACACTCTAAACGAGCTAGCAGCTGCACTGCAGGATAACCCAGACGTTATTGGTGACCTACAGGACATTGCTGCTGGTAAGCAGGATGAGCTAACCGCTGGTGCAAACATTGACATTACAGGAGCAACAATTTCCGTAACTGGTCTTGATGCAGCAGACATATCAGACTTTGATGCAGCAGCACTTGCAGCAACAGTTGCAGCATACGATATGTATGGTGCAGCAGCAGCAGCACAAGCCGCAGCAGAAGACTACGCAGATGGCCTTGCAATCAACTACGATGCAGCAGGTTCTGCTTCAACAGCACAGACTAATGCTGAATCTTTTGCTACAAATGCAATTAGTGCTCTTGACACAGACGACATTGAAGAGGGTTCAAACAACCTTTACCACACTGACGTTCGTGCAAAGACATCTGCAGCTAACCTTCTAACTGGTGCAAGCCTGACCAACATCACTATTACTGGTGACGAGACTGGTCTTGTAATTACAGCAGAAAACGGTGTTGCAGATTCAGATACTGATGACCTTACAGAGGGTGCAACAAACCTTTACTTTACAGATGCACGTGCTGTATCTGCTCTAGAGGCTGTAGTTCCTAACTTTACAGAAATAGACATTAACTCTGTTGCTACTCAGGTAGCTGCTACAGTTGCTGTTGCAACTGCAAGCACTGTAACTGCTCACGCTTTTGCTAAGGCTGACTACCGTTCAGCAGAATACTTGGTAAAGGTTGCTTACGGAACTCACACAGAAATTTCCAAGGTATTGCTAACACTAGACACATCAGACAATATAGCAATTACAGAGTATGCAATTGTTGGAACCAACGGTTCTGCATCTACTATCTCTGCAGATGTTTCTGGCACTGACGTCAGACTACGTGTAACAACTGCTAATAATGACTCAGATGTTACTGTTGTTGGAACACTAGTCGCTTAATTTAAAACAAGATAGGATGGAGTAGGATTGGCTACAGTAAATAAAGACTTTAAGGTCAAAAATGGTTTACAGGTAAACGGCGATGCTGTCATTAATGGAACTGTTTCTGGAGCCACTCCTACGGCATCTGGTCATTTAGCAACAAAAGCCTATGTAGACGCAGCAACTGGGGGTATTCCTACAGGATTAACTCCACCAGAAAATGCTTCTAATGGAGACCTATGGTTCGACACATTAGTCGAAAGAGTTAACGTGTACTATGGTGGTAGTTGGATGACAATTGCTACAATTGATGATACACTTAGTATTCCTGATCACATCCACGACACATCTATTGATGGAAATGGTTTGATTGTCACAACATTCCTTGATGGCGGAAGTTTTAATAGCCCACAAGGAACTGGTGTAGACGCAGGAACTCCGCTTACGACTGTTTGGTTAAACACACTTTCTGGCGGAATTGCAATAGACAACTTTAATTAATTATAATAAAACCTGTTATAATTAAACAAGAATCAATTGGGTAAACCCACCCTGAAGGAGAGTTTTTAATGGCAACTAGAATGCAGCAAAGACGAGGCACTGCACAGCAGTGGACAGACGCAAACCCAAGGCTAGCGGCTGGAGAAATCGGATTTGAAACCGACACTGGCAAGTTTAAAGTAGGTGACGATGTCAACTTTTGGGACGACCTCGCTTACTTCGTAAATTCAGATGACCTAGCAGGTGAGCTAGGAGACTATGCCACAGAAGCCTATGTAGGTCAAGCAATTTCTAGCCTTGTTGATGGTGCCCCAAATCTTTTAAATACATTAAATGAGGTAGCTGCTGCTCTAGGTGATGACCCAAACTTTATTTCAACAATTGGAACAAGTTTAGATGCAAAAGCAGATAACTCATATGTTACTGCTCTTATTGGAGATGCAACTGTAACTGGTGTTGGCGGAAATACTATAACCAGCAGAATTGCTTCAGCAGTTTCTGGACTTGTTGATGCTGCTCCATCAACTCTAAATACTCTTAATGAGCTTGCAGCAGCTATTAATGATGACGCTAGCTATGCATCAACTGTTACTACAGCTATTGGAGCAAAGGTAAGTAAGTCTGGAGACACCATGACTGGAGCTCTTACTCTTTCAGGAGAGCCAACAACAACTTTCCACGCAGCCAATAAGGGATATGTAGATGGAGAGCTAGCCTCATTATCGGCTACTCTAGAGGCCGCTGATGGAGTCCTAACAAATGCCGTTAGTGACTTAGATGATGCTGTTGCCGCTTTGGTTATACAGGCTGACGGTTTAGAAACAGACCTTGCTACTAACACATCCACTCTATCTGGGGAAATTAATGATGTAGCTGGAGACCTTACTAGCCTAACTTCTAGCTTTAACACCCTGTCAACCGATGTTGGAACACTTACTTCTGATCTAGGAAACCTGACTACTGACGTTGGAACAAAGGCACCTACTAATGCCCCAACATTTACTGGAACAGTAGTTCTACCATCAACAACCTCAATCGGAGATGTATCATCTGCTGAGCTTGGACACCTTAATGGAGTAACTTCAGCAATTCAGACTCAGATTGATGCTAAAGCTCCAACTGCCAACCCTACCTTTACGGGAACTGTTGTTGGTGTTACTAAAGCTATGGTTGGTCTTGGTGATGTTGACAATACTGCAGATTCAGCAAAGCCTGTATCAACAGCAACTCAGACTGCTCTAGATGCCAAGGCTCCACTTGAATCACCAACCTTCACTGGAACAGTTTCTGGTGTTACCAAGACTCACGTGGGCCTAGCCAACGTAGACAATACCTCAGATGCAGACAAGCCAGTTTCTACAGCTACTCAGACAGCTCTGGATGCTAAGGCAAGCCTTGCTGGTGCCACCTTTACAGGCAACGTAGAGATGGATGGAAATCTAGTTGTAGACGGAAACCTTACTGTAAACGGTACAGAATTCATAGCATCTGCTACCAGCATTACAATTGAAGATAACCTAGTTCAGATTGCTCACACAAATGCAGTAAATACTGTAGACCTAGGTCTTGTAGTTGGTTACAATGACGGAACAGCTCAACATGCAGGTATCGTAAGAGACGTATCTGAAAACACTTGGAAGCTATTTAAGGGTGTAGAGACAGAGCCAGCAACTACAGTTGCTTTTGGTGAAGGTTCTCTAGATGACCTAGAGCTAAACAATATTAAGGCTGCTGGAGTAGTATTTACTGACGGTACCCAGACAAAAGCTGGTGTTCCATCACTTACTGAGTTTGTAGAAAAGACTGCAAGTTACACATTAGATGACCTAGATCTAAGAGACGGTATTGTAGAAATGAACTCATCTTCAGCAACTACCTTTACAATTCCCCTAAATGCAACCTTGGCTTGGCCAGTAGGTGCGTCTATGGATATTCTTGGAACTGGTACTGGTGAGGTAACAATTGCTGGAGCTGATGGAGTTACTGTAAACTCAACACCAGGTCTTAAGCTTAGAACTCGCTGGTCTTCTGCAACAATTCTAAAACGTGCAGAAAACAGCTGGATTGCTTACGGCGATTTAAAAGCCTAGGGGATAATAGTTCCCCTGCTTCGTCAGCCCCAGAGGGCATAACTGTTCCAGGAACACCTCTGGCACCAACTGTGACTACTGACATTAACCAGGATACTGTTAGTTGGATAGCCCCAGACGGCAACGGTAGTCCAATTGATACATATTATTGGGAAAGCACTGACGGCAAGAGCGGATTTACGACTAATACTTCTGTAACTGTTACACAAGAAGGTTCTACAAGTCAGGCATATCGTGTTCGTGCAGAAAATGCAGTTGCTTTGAGCAACTGGTCACCGTATTCTGATGAAATAACAACAACGCCACCGTTCTTCCCACCGTTCTTCCCACCGTATTTCCCGTACTTCCCGTCCTTCCAGCCTTCGTGTTCAGGATGTAATTGCTGTGCGATGGCTGCTGATGGTAATGGTGGATTCTATATGAGCTGTAACTGGTGTTACGTACCAGGAACATGTTTCTGTGATGACTAATATTTATAAAATTAAATCTGCTACAATATATAACATAAAGGAGAAAAAATGAATGATGTAGTGACTGAAGTAGTGTTTGCTGCGGTTGTTGATGAAGAAATTGGCGTAATCTTAAAAGTACGTTCGAATGGCAAGCTAAATACAACTCTTAGGTTAAACCCAACAGTAATAGAAGCAACAAACCTTGGCGTAATGCCACCACTTGGTGCTATCTGGAATGGAGAAAGCTTTGATATCCCAGAAGACTTAATGCCACTTGAGCCATATCAAGAGCTTAATCCAGAAGTTTTTAAGGTTTTTGCTTACGTGGTTGATAATATTTTTGTTGGAAGGTCTGTTATTAGAATAGACGACCCTATGGGGCAGATGATATTTGCTGTTTATGGAAGCAATCCAACTTTTGTTGATATTACAGATCAGGCAGAAGAAATAGACGGTAATCCGTTTGACCTTATAGGAAGACAAATTGTTAATGGCCAGATTGTGCCAGAATAGTTAAAAAACAAACCTTTAATAATTAAAACATTATAAAAATGCCTTATAATTAGATAAGGTTTGAATACCGATTAAAAGAAGGGTTTTATTAAATGGCAAAAAAAGAAGTTGGCGGACGGTCATCTCAGCAAAACGATTTTCTAGAGCCATCGGCCCCAATCAATGTTTCAGCTTCTAACGTTGGAACCAACAGACCATTTAATGATGGAGCAGCCTCCGTCACTTTTGAATTACCAGAAAATTCTCCAGCAGCAACTTCTTATACAGTAACAGCTACAGGTTCTGGAGCATCAGAGAGAACTGCTACTGGAGCCACATCTCCAATTACAATAACACAGCTTGACTCTAATGTAACATATTCTTTTGTAGTTACTGCAACAAACGCAGCTGGAACTTCAGCAGCATCTACTCCACCTGCAACTGCAGCAATAACTACCGTTCCAGGAACTCCTTCAGCACCTTCTGTATCTACTCAGGTTAATCAGGATAACATTAGCTGGATTGCTCCATCAGCTGGTGGAAGTGCTATTACTCTTTACTACTGGGAGAGTAATGATGCAAAAAGCGGAAATACCTCTGGTACCTCTGCTGCAGTTACCCAAGAAGGAGGCACTACACAGAAGTACCGTGTACGTGCAGAAAATGCAAATGGTCTAGGAGAGTGGTCTCCATATTCTGGCGACATCACAACTACCCCACCATTTTTCCCACCATTCTTCCCACCATTCTTCCCGTACTTCCC